TCTTAACTGACACTATGTATGCTAATTTGAATAATACAGATGATAACGCAAGCTTCAACCAAATCTTAACAGATACTATGTACGCTAATTTAAATATTACTTCAGGAAACCTAAGCTTCAACCAAATATTAACTGATACAATGTATGCTAACTTAAATGACACCAATACTTCTTGGACAGAATTATATGCTAGAACAGTTTTCAACCAATCATTCAACCAAACTTGGACAGATACATTATATAATTCAAACACTTCTTTAGTAGGCGATAATGAATCCTTCAACCAAATCTTAACTGATACTATGTACGCTAATCTAAATAATACAGATGACAATGCAAGTTTCAACCAAATCTTAACTGACACTATGTATGCTAATTTAAACACTACTTCAGGAAATCTAAGTTTCAACCAAATCTTAACAGATACTATGTATGCTAACTTAAACGATACAAATACTTCTTGGACCCAAGCTTATGGAAATACTCTATACGCAGATATAAACACCACAGCAGATAACTCAAGCTTCAACCAAGCCCTAACAGATACAATGTATGCCAACTTAAACATAACAGCAGGGAACGCATCCTTCAACCAAATCTTAACTGATGCAATGTATGCTAACTTAAATGATACTAACACTTCTTGGACTCAAGCTTACGGAAATACTTTATATGCAGATATAAATTCCACTTCAGGCAACTCAAGCTTTAACCAAATCTTAACTGACACTATGTATGCTAATCTGAATATTACAGCAGGAAATTTATCATGGAATGAAATTTATGCTAAGACTATATTCAATCAATCATGGAATCAAACTTTATCCGATACCCTATACGCAGACATCTCTGTCGTAAGCAACCCATTTGACCAAACATTAAATACAACTAGCGATGTGGACTTTAATAACGTAACTGTTGCAGATTGCATAGTATTCGCAAGCGGGGGGAAAATTTGCAGTGGAAGCTAAAAAAATATTTCTGTCGACATTGTTAGTAATAGGAGTTGTACTATTAGCTATTGGCTTTTTTGTTAGTGTTGGACAAACTGTTAGTGCTGACGACAAGACACACAAAAAGGTAATAACTAAAGATACTCCAGATTTTCTAAAAGAAAATTTTAATAATAAATATGGTATTATAGGGATAAAGGATGATAATAATGAAAAAATAATTGAGTATTCTTTGGTAAAAAACACAGAACAATGTACAACTGAATGTTCAGCAGAAGGTAGGGTTGTTCTTGTTAAGAATGGGAAACTATTTGATGGTATAGAATTTGTAGATAGCTCTGGTAAAAAGATTAATATACCAAATTCTCAATATTGGATTAAGGTTGATGAAAGTTATAAAGAAGAAGTTCCAGGTGAATATGAAGAAGTTTGTATTGAAAATAAAGGTGTAAAAGAATGTTATAGTGAAGTTATTAAATATAAAGCTGAAACAAGAATAAGACAAGTTTGGGAAGAATATAATTATGAAGAATTAAAGGCTGGAAATTATGAATGGAAATTAACTGGAGAAAAAGGGTATTCTGATAATATTGATTTCCAAATTTTATCTAATGGAGAAACACTTTCAGAATGGGCTTGGTGGAATGGTACTGGTGGTACTATTACTTATGACGGAGATTATACTGTTGCCACTTTTACATCTAGTGGAACATTTAGTTGGACAGGAGATTCTCAAAATGTTAGTGTTTTAGTTGTCGCTGGAGGTGGCGGTGGTGGTTATTCAGTAGGTGGAGGTGGTGGAGCTGGTGGGCTATTATATGATGCAGTATTCACAGTAACTGAACAAAATTATAGTATTACTGTTGGTGATGGTGGTAGTGGATCTACTGACGCAACTAATGTTCAAGAGGGAGATGATTCTGTATTTGATACTAAAACTGCTGTTGGTGGTGGTGTTTATTTAGCTCCAGGCGGTGGAACTACTGGTGGAAGCGGTGGAGGTGGTTATTATAATGGTGCTGGTGGTGCTGGAACTGCTGGTCAAGGTTATGCTGGTGGCGGTAATGGGGATAATTTTGGTGGTGGTGGAGGAGGAGGTGCTAGTGAAGTAGGTGGTGATGGAGCATCTGGTAATGGTGGAGATGGTGGTGATGGAGTTTCAAACTCAATAACTGGTACTGCTGTTACTTATGCTGGTGGTGGCGGAGCTGGAGCTGATGATTATAGAAGTAAACTTGGTGGAGCTGGTGGTTCTGGAGGAGGAGGTGCTGGTGGTAATAATGGTGATGGAACTGATGGAACTAATGGACTTGGAGGCGGAGGAGGAGGTGCTAGTGCTAATGGAGTTAAGTATGATGGAGGAAATGGTGGTTCTGGTGTTGTTATTATTAGATATTTGACTTATGTACCAATAGTAAACTGCCAATTCTCAGGATACGTATTAGACGAAGCAGACAACGCGATAGTAGCAGCAAACGTAACAGTATGGAACCAATATAATATATCAGAATATTACCAAAACATTACAGATTCAAATGGGTTATGGAGCGTTGGTGTACCAAACTCAACAAACACATATATGGCAGGAGCATATAATGATAACGATACAATAATCGGACAATTAAAAAAGGGGATAAGTGGAACATGTTGAAACAGAACCTATTATTAATTATAGTAATTGGGTTAATTAGTATGTTAAGTTTTAGTAGTTCTTATACCGCGCCAACTTATGACTCAATAAACTTTACACTTTGCTCTGGCTATACTGCACCAACTTATGATTCTATTAATTTTACCCTTGGAGAAAGTGAGGCTTGTGATACTTGCACCTGTGTAGGATTAAATAATGCATGGGAAGCTGATATGTCAGATTATTGTATTATAAATGATGACTGTTATTTAGGAACTGGGAAATTAAGTTTTATTAATTCTGGTAACTTTACTGTTGCGGCAATAATTAATACTTCTGATTTGGGAGACCCCGGAAATGATTCAATTATATGGGTAAATTCTGGAGGAGTTATAAATGCAAATTAATAATTTTTTAATGCTATTTATCTTAGCAATGTCTCTTGCTACCGTTGGTGCTTATGAGTGTCAGGATAATATGGAATATTGGAACTCGCCATGTGAAGTTATAACTCCAGTTTTTAATGCGAGTGTAGGATGCAATGCATCAGTTTTAAATATAAATGATTCTGATATGAATTATAGTGTTGGATTGACCCCATTAGGCGATGGTACAAATAACTTCACCTTTAACCAAACTGCAATCGCAACATATAGTATTACAGTTACATGTAACAATTACTCAGCAACAATTAATCTTAATATGGGGACAGAAGAAGATGAGCCTGGATTTAATTTATGGCTTATAATGGGTGTGATATTTTTTATTCTATTTGTAACTGGTGTATATAAAGGAAGTAATATTTTAATATTTATATCAGGGTGCTTCCCATTATTAATGGGTATCTATATGTTTAAAGAAGGGATTACTGTTTATGGAGTTACTAATTGGTGGGTCTATCCATTAGCATGGATACTAATTGGACTTGCCCTTATTTTAACAATAATTCCTAGTATTAGATTTATGGAAGAGAATGAGTATGAAGGATATGAATATGAAGGAGTCGGCTCTGCCGTCAACCTTTTCGGTGGAAAAGGAGGTGGTTTTTAATGATAGGAACAATATCATTGATATTAATCTTTATGTGGGCTCTTTTTGTTTTTGGAGCAGCCAATGAAAACGATATATTAATTTTTCTTGCAGGATGTGGTTTACTTTTAATGTCAGTTTACATTATGGTGAGCGGATTAGAAGGAATTAATAATTTTGTTACACAAGGTTTAGCAGTTATACAAATAGGAGTTGGGATTTTAGCGATCTTATCTCCTCTAATAAATTTGGATAGTTGGGATGAATAAATGAAAATCAAACAAATGAATAAGGAAAATCCTTATGTCGGCAGAGCCGTCCACTCCGTTATTATAAATATTGACATTCAACATTTAATGAAAGGGGGTATTTGGAAAAGTGGCTGAGGAAAATATAGATGAGTATAGCGGAGAAGATATCATGTCTGAAGATCAAATGGATGATATGGAAGATGATATGGCTATGGATTCTATGGAGAAACAACGAGATTGGGGAGAGGACTTAACACCAGCATATGAAAAGAAAGATGATTTATTCTCTCTCTTTTGGAAGATGGTTAATAAGTCTGACTCCAGTAAGATCGCGAACTTAAGTAAGAGCGAGTTAGGTATGTTAAACTTGTCAGTTAGAGACTGTCAGAAGATTGCATTACTAGCTACTACTTTAGGACATCACGGATTTGCTAAGTTTTTTATAGCTCAAGCTGAGATAATTACTAGCACTTCATTAAGTAAAGGTGGATTCTTACCGCAGATTGTTGTTACGTCTAGAAGAGTTAAGGCAAAGGATGAGAATAGAGAGTTGCCAGACGCACTCAAACAGCCATCCCAGAAGAAAAGAAAGATTTTCTGATGGTAAACAATAATATGGAAAATATACAAGGTAGAAGGGATATAGGTATGCCCGCTAAGGCGGGTTTATCTGATTCCTTAAATAAAGTACAGAGATTAAAGAAGGAGATAATTATCCTTAAAAGCAAAGATAAGAAGACTGCTAAAGGTAATAAGACACCCAAGATTCTTAAGAAGCTAATGAAGAAGAAGAAAAAGAAACCTGGATATGTAGTTGTGCAGTATTTGACTGTGAACTACGAGGTGAAGTTTATTCTTTCTAAGATAATTAGTGGGAACTTGGTTGTTGTAGCAAATAAGGTACATAAGCTTAATCCAGATAAGATATGGAGGCTTGGTAAAGATTCTTGTTATATACTTCGTGAGATAGATAGACACCCAGTGTCTAATGATGATTACGAGCAAGTTAGAGCAAGAGGAGATGATACAGATGGAGATGTACCTTTAATAAAGGCAGTTCTTGGTGCTGTTCAAAAGAACAAAGATTCTGCTGATACCAATAAGAATGGTATGGTAATTGCAGGAGTTATTGCAGTAGTAGTTGTTGTGATAGTTCTTTTTATGAAATAAGATGGGAGTAGTACTTTCTGTTAAGTTGAAAGAGAAAGGGATGAATGGTCCAGGTAGTGTTAGATATAAGAACACCGTGGATTTTAAGAATCCTACTAATCTTGCGATTTTTTTTTCTGACTTAGAGCTCCACGGAGCGGACATAGGCAAAGCTTATGCTAGGTATAAGAAGGAAAGAAATGACGTGGGAGGATTTTGGCAATAACGCTAAAGTATTTTTGATTTTATGGTATAGGGGATAAACCCCTATACCATCTTTTTACTTTAGTTATTTTATTATAACGTTTCAGAGAAGCGTATAACTACTACTGCGTTTCGAAGAAACGTGGAACTAACACTGATGTTAGTACTATGTAGTAGTACCGAAAGATTTATAAAGGAAAGTTGTCTGATATAATCACGCATAAAATACTCTGTAGGGTATAGTATGTAAAATATATATAATGGTATTAAATTTAAAAATTATAATAATGAAAGGGGGTTTAAAATAAAATGAAAAAAACATTTAAAAAGACGACAGGATTTCTTAGTCTATTTTTAATAAGTATGATGTTAGTTTCAGCAGGAGTATATCCAATTCCATTTACTAATAACAATGAAGCTAATGTAGCAGTTGTCTATGGTGTTAGCGCAGCAGCGACAGATTCTACAGCAGCGGATAGTTTAGTAAATAGTTTGGCAGATACAATTATTATCCCAGAAGAACTTGAAAGGATTTTTTCTGCAGGAGTCACTGAGGATGAAGCAGAGCTTGGATTAGGTTTGAGTGGGAAGATTAAATCTACGTTAACTGATAACAAAATTCCTTCTTTATTTGATGGTAAAATAGAGTGGAACGATGGAGACAACACAGATAGCTATAATGTTCATGAAGAGCTTGCAATCGGTGATCTTAAAATTCAGACTACTTTAGACAATAACGATTTTGAAGATGTAGTTTTGACAAATGATAAAGGCCTAGAATATAAGCTTATATTTGAGGAAGATGTCTTTGTTAAAAATGTTAGAGAACTAGGTGATACAGATGCAGAGTCTTTAGAGGTATCAATTCTTGGAGATGAATATCTTATTGAAGATATAGATAGTAATTCTATTACAGTAACTAACGCAGAAAAGATTTTTCTTGCAGAAGGGGCTACTACTACAGTTAATGGAGTTTCATTAACAATAGATAGTATTTATGATGACAGTGCATTTATTAATGGAGTTCTTATCAAAGAAGGTAAGAAAAAGACTATTAATGGAGTAGAGGTTAAAGTAGACGACGTTTACTATACAGATTCTGATACTAGAACTAGCAAAGTTGAAATCTATGCTGGAGGAGATATTTCTGAGGAATATTCCGATGGAGATGCATTTATAGGACAAGATAACGATGACCCAGAGTGGGTTTGGAGTATATCTAATCCTGGAAGTGAAGATGGATGGATTGGTGTTAGGTATGACTTAAGACAAGTTGACGAAGAAGATGATGTTGTTTATGAAGGAGGAGAATACATTTTCCCAAACGATTTTGCAACAGTGAGTTTTGATAGCTTAACTGATGTAGATTATCATGATTACGAAGTTTACTTCGATAATATTGATATGTATGAGAATGGAAGTTCTAGCGGAAATGGAGCAAGAATTAGTGATGTAGATGTTATGGTTATTAAGGGTAATAACGAAGATTCTTTTTTACTAAAAGATGATATAGAGACAGATACATTATATCTGCAGAATTCTGGTAACGGACTTTTACAAGTTTATTATATGGATTTAGCGGAAGATTATTCTACTGGAAAGCCGGTACGATACGCGAATATTGATATATCAGCAGTAACAACAGCAGAAGCAAATGTAACAGCAGCAGAACTTGCATTAACAAATGCGGAGGCCACAGTACTTGTGACGAATAATTCTATTACACAAGCAGCAGTAGTGACAGCAGAAGCAGATGTAACAGCAGCAGAAGCCGCATTGGTGACTGTAAAAAACTCTTACATTGATATTGCAGATTTAATTGCAGATGAAACTGAAATGGTAATTGGAATTTCCGCAGGTGGAGATACATTATCTATAACAGGGAGTTATAAAAATAGTAATATTGAAATTTCTCTAGGAGGCAATAATACATATCTTGGGACTATAGAAGAGGATGCAGCATCTAGTGATGTGAAAGTTGATGGTAAATCTATTGGAAAATATGATAATGATGTAATGGATTATTATGGTACTATTGTAGAGAGCCCACAGAATAATGCTGATGACGATAAGGTTGTATTCAAAGTTCCTAGTGAACAATTATACGCCCAGGTTTCAGTACTAGGTAGTGAGGAAGATACAGTTGCGTCCAACGCAACCGTTGTTAAACCAACAGCTGCAGAGTTAGGTATCGCGAAGATAACTGATGCTAATTTAGCAGCAGCTTCAGGTAAGAATATCATTGTTGTCGGAGGAAGTTGTATTAATACAGTATCAGCTAGCTTACTAGGCGGTAAAGCATGTGGAGCAGAATTCACAGCGATTACAGGAGTTGTAGCCGGGAAAGTATTGATTCAGACATTCGATATGGGTGAGGGTCAATTTGCAACAGTAGTTGCAGGTTATAACGCAGAAGATACTACAAGAGGTATCCAATATCTATTAAGTAATAATATCAATATCGCTGATGGCGAGAAGGTTATTATTTAGATAAACAGAAACGATTTCTTATTATATAAGGGGTGGGATTAACCCACCTTTTATATTTTTTTATTTTTTATGACTGGTCGGGAGACTAATGATTAATAGTTGTTTATTTATAATTACTAATTATGTTTACACGATTAACAGTTACGTTTACGTAATGGCTAATCGAGTTAACTCGATTAACAGCTGCTTTTCAGCAGTGGATAATTGTGCTAGCACAATTAACGCAACATTTAAATATAAAGAATTACTAGTAATATTAGTAATATGAAGAAATATATCAATAGGAATAATTTATATGATAAAAACGTAGTTAGTATAAAATTTAAAATAACAGATGTTGCTCCTAGGGACACTCCAGGAAAAGATACTTTTAGTATAGACGACATAGGGAAAGATATTATATTTAAAAACAAATACAATGGAGGTAAAATATAATGGATAAAACACAAGCAGAAAACTTGAAATTACAAATAATTGAAAGGAGAAATTATTTTGCACAATTAGACCATCCACTTAAATACTCTAAAGCACAATTACATGGGGGAATGCAGAATAGAGTTGCTAGACAAGAAGATAGAAGCTATATGAAAGATGTAAGGAAAGGTGGAGTTATGGCAAAAAAGAATCTTACAACTATCAATAAATATCTTGATGATTTGAATACATATAATAGTATTCCACAAGAGCCAATAGTTAAAGATGGAATTACATTTAGTACAGTATCAGTAAAAGTAGCACCAGTTGCACCTAAAATTAATCTAACGCCAAATGTACAAATGCGTAGAAAAGTAAGAAGGGGGATAATAAGTTACTAGATAACTTTATCAAATTAGTATGGTTAGTATTCAGGAAGCACAAGCTCAAGTAGCAGCTAGTAGAGAAGGTATAGCTAGAGCTCAATCTGGTATAGCATCTAGACAGGCGGCTTTGCCTGAGACAAGAACACAAAGGGCACTTAGGGCTATAAAGGGAATAGCTGGAGTTCCCAAGAAACAGGCAGTTAGGTCTGAAAGAGAAAGGTTAGCAGGACAATCACAACAAGCAGCGCAAGATGAAGAACAAGTTGCTTCTTATGGACAAAGAATTGAAGAATTTAAAAAAACTCCTGCCGGGATAATGCAATATGCCAAAGAGAAAGGGATAGCTCCAAGGGCGATTATGGGAAAGTTAGGGAAGGGCTACGTAACGCAAGTATTAGGCTACGAATATTCTACACCATATGGAACAACAACAGATTGGTCGCCAAGAGATTCTCAAATGAGAACAGAACAGAAGTTGGCTCGGGGCGATTTGTCCGAATTTAAATCAAATTTAAATGAGGCTGGGTTTAATCTTATTTATGATAAAGGACAACTTGTTGGTGTTTCAGGTGGGCCAGATCAGGCGAGCATGTCTCTAGAGGGCTTACAAGAAAGATATGGACAACAATTTGATGCGCCACAGGTTGCATATAAAGATGTTCTTACTGGTGAATTGCAATCTTTAGCTTCTCCAGATCTTGCTACGGCTACTCAGATTCCTGTAGCAGTAGGTAGACAGGGAATAGAGATGTCACAAGATAGACAGGCGGCCTTTGCATTATCTCATCCAGAATTATTTAAAAAAACACCTTTACCTTCTGCCCCACAATGGTCAGTTGAAGCTGCTCCTAAAAAAACTATAATACAAAAGATAACAAATTTTCCTGCTGCTCAATGGGAGAGGCTTACCGGAAATACACCAAGAGAAACTTATGGAGAGATGTTCGAAGGAGGAAGACCAACTCCAGGAACTGGAAGAGATGTCTATACTCCATTTACAAATAGGAAACTTTATAATCCACAGGCGTATAATGAAATAGGGGCAAAGGTTATTAAAGATGTTTTAAAAGGTAGTGGTGAAACATTAGGTGCAGGATTAGGTGCAGCTACTGGTGCTTTGTCAGTTGTAGCCGCAGAGACATGGGTTAATAAGGAAAAGATAATTCCAGCAATAAGAGAAGCAAGGGCAGATACCCTAGACTATATTGGAACAAAAGTTGCGGATACGGCAGAAAGTATATCTTTGGGTGGAAGAGTTGCGAAAATAGTAGCTCCAGTTATAAGAGATACCGCTATAGGATCTATTTCTACTGCAAGTGCAGTCAGGGAAGCAGCTAATCCTTATACTAGAACAGCATATCTTGGACCTTCAATTGTGGCTGATAAAATAACTGAAGTTGTAGCTCCGGTTATTAAAGAAAAGGTAATTCCAGTAATCAAAGAGTTTGGAAAAGTTAGATCAGATACATTGAGCTACATTGGGACTACAGTAGTAGATGCAGTTGAAGAAAAAGCAACATCTGTTTTATCTTTAGGAAAAGATGTTAAGGAAAAAGTAGCTCCAGTAATCAAAGGAACTGGAGTAGTTATTAAAGAAAAGGTAATCCCATCAGTCAAAGAATTTACAGCAGGTGTTGGAGAAGCTAGAGCAGATGCTTTAGATTATATTGGAACAACAGTAGCAGGTGCAGTAGAAAAAAAAGCAACATCTATATTATCGTTAGGAAAAAGGGTTGAAGAGAAAGCGGTTCCATTAATTAAAGAAGCTGGAGTAGTTATTAAGGAAACAATAGTCCCAGCTATAAAAGGAACGGCTATTAGTTCACTTTCAGTTGCAAAAATAATTAAAGATTCAGCTAAACCTTATACTGAAACAGCTTTCATTGGGCCTTCACTTGCAGCTGATAAGATAACTGAAGTAACAGCTTCAGCTATAAAAGAGACAGCTTTAGGTTCTATGTTAACTGGGAGAGTAATTAAAGATGCAGCTAAACCCTATGTTGAAGCAGCATATCTTGGACCTTCAGTTGCAGCTGATAAGATAAGTAAAGTAGTAGCTCCAGTAATAGAAGAGACAGCTTTAGGTTCTATGTTAACTGGAAGTGTAATTAAAGATGCAGCTAAACCTTATACTGAAGCAGCTTTTTTTGGACCTTCAATTGCAGCCGATAAGATAGCTGAAGTCGTAACCCCATTGATAAAAGAAACAGCTTTGGGCTCTATGTTAACTGGAAGTATAATTAAAGATGCAGTTAAACCTTATGTCGAAGCAGCTTATCTTGGGACTACAGTTGCAGCTGATAAGATAACTGAAGTCGTAGCTCCAGTAATAAAAGAAACAGTAGCTCCTATTGTAATAGATACGGCATTAGCCCCACTTTTAGCAAATGAAAGGATTCAAGATGCAGCTAAACCTTATACTGAAGCAGCTTATCTTGGACCTGCAGTTGCAGCTGATAAGATAGTTAAAACAGCAAAAGAGATACCAGGCTTTTTTGGTGATATAAGCGAAGGGCTTAGGGGAGGGATAACAGATCCATTTGCAAAGGGATTTGGAACTGGTATGACTGTAGTGGAAACACAAACAGGCCTAGATTTACCAACTACATTTGAGGAAGCAGCCATAAAATCTGAAGAGACAACAGCGTCGTTTCTTGACAAAGGAGTTCCTGAGGTAGTCGCTAAAGGTGGTGGTTTTATAACTGGAGTTGGTATAGGGATTGCAGAGGATGTTATAGAAAAACCATTAAAACAAGTCGCTCTTATTGGTGCAGGTTATGGGTTAGGGGTTGGAGTAAAGGCTGCAGGTCTTGGATTTAGAACAGTAGGTGGGCTCGTTGCTGGAACAAAAGGTGCTCAAGTTGCAGGTGTTGCTGCAGATGTTGGAACTTTAGGAGCAGGAGTAGGATTTGGTGTTACTTATGGAGCAGAGACATATAAAAATGTAAGAGATGCAGAAGATTATTTTCAAGCGGGAAAAATGACTGGAGCTGCCGCAAAAGATTTTGTTCTTATGGGGGTTGGTGCCTCTGGAGCAGGAAAGTTTTTGAAGTATGGTAATGTTGAGGTTAAAGTGCCAAGGGCATTAGATACATTAAATAAATTACAATTAGATGTGGCGAAGGCAGCTACTAAGGAAGGAGGATATTTAGGAGGTACTGCGGCAGTCAAAATGCAACTTCCAAAAGGAAGTTTTAGAAATCCTGGTGATGCCGATGTTTATTTTTTAGTAAAAGAAAAAGTTGGGGAGTTTGCGAAGAAAGCTTTAAGAATAGCTAGAAAGAACTATAAGGCCGAGGGTAAAGATCCTAATGTTTTAAAAATAGATAATACTGGTAGACAGGTTAAAATTGTCGATACAGCCACTAAAACAGATGTTGTTGATATAGGATACAGAGGACAAAGATTAGATGTTATAAAAGAAGTAGATGGCATAAGGGTCAGGGATTATCAACAAATTCTTACAGATAAAAAGGCAATTATTCGTACAGAGTCTCCTTTACTCCCAAAAACTATTAAAGCGGTAAAAGATGTAGAAATGATTGAGGCTGCGAGATTTACCGAACCTGAATCTCTTTATAGGGGGTTTTATCTTGAGCCAGAAGAGGGGGTAGTAAAACCTTTAATAGGATGGACTAAAAGAGGGGTTGCAATTGGAACTCCAGGAGTAGAAAAATTACCAGGTGTAAAAAGAATGGCATTCCCAGAATGGTCTAAGAAAAATATTGCTAGTTATCCAGGGACTGCATTAGAAGCAGAAGTATTAACTCAAAAACCTGTGCTAAAGGCTTTAGGGGTCAGTACTCAAGGTATAAAAAAGATAGAAATAACTAAAGATGTATTAAATTTACTAAGAGAGCAGAAAAGTAGTTTTTTAGAAAAGTTTCCTACAGAGACTAAATCATTAGATAAAGATGAAATTAAGGTTGTACTTAAACTTTTGAAAAAAGATAAAGGAGCATATGAAAGAGTTTATGGTTCTTTCTCAGATATTGCTCAAAGAAAATTAGAGTTTAAAAGAACCCCTGGAGATATTGAAATAGAATTTAATTCTAAGACTGCTGCTGGGAAATGGGGAGAAAAGGCTGCAGAGGAATTAAGAAGGAAAGGTTCTAGTACTGCTGAAGTAATAGATGATGCACAAGGTATGGGAGTTTATGTTAAAGGAGAGAAGAGCATAGAATTAAAATATCATGATGATCCTACTTCTTTAGTAGAATTATCTAAAGGTTTCAGATATGGATTTGAGGAATATAGACCTACTACAAAGGTTGAAGGAGTTGCTTCTCAAACAGAATATGAACAGTTAATAAGAAAGGCTGGAGCTTCTGCCACTTGGTGGGAAGATCCTTTAACTGGAAAGAAGATAATAGAGCCACCTATGCATCGTTCTAAAGATGTTGTTGATACTTACGCCATAGGTAAAAGTTTAGCAGAAAGCAAAGTTTTTAATCCTACAGTTGGGACTAAGGCTGAAGGGGTAAGGGCAGATAAATTATTTGAAAAATATAGAAAATTAGATTGGGCTGCGGAAGATGTAGGGACATTGTTTGGAGAACTTGATACTAGTAGGGCTGCATATTTATCTGGAATAAAAATTGATGTTACTAGCTCATTGAAGACTCCTGTAAAAACTTCATTTACTGGACGTGTTGTTAGTCCAATAACTATTCCTTCAGAGGCGAAAATTACTACATCTACTTTAAGCTCTCCTAGCACTAGGCCTTCAACTGCGGCTAGTCCTTCTTCACTAATTAAAATATCTTCAGTATCTAGTCCTTCTCCTGTAATTAAGTTTAAGCCATCACCTTCTCCTTCCCCTAGACCTAGACCTTCTCCTAGCCCTTCGCCTAGTCCTAGTATAACTACTAGTCCAAGCCCTAGTCCTTCACCTTCACCTAGTCCTTCACCTAGTCCTTCACCTAGTCCTAGCATAACTACTAGTCCTTCTCCTAGTCCTAGTCCTTCTCCTAGTCCATCACCTAGTCCAAGTCCAAGCCCAAGTCCTAGTCCTAGCCCTAGTCCTTCGCCTTCACCATCGCCAAGCCCGTCGCCATCTCCACCAAAACCAGTACCTCCAGTTATAATTATACCTGATTTAGGGAAAGTAAAAGTTAGAATCCCCAAAACTAAATCAAAGACCAAAGTTAAACGAGGTTATGAAGTTGAAGTTAAAAGAGGAGGGAAGTGGGAAGATGTAACTCCATTCGCATTATCAGAAGGGGAAGCTTTAGCTTTAGGTAGAAAAGAAACAAAATCCGATGCATCAGTTTCATTTAGATTAAAGAAGGGGAAAGGAATTGAAGGTACACTAAATCTGGCCCCAATATCTAGAGCTGAACTTAAGAAAGAATACAGGGGCAGAATAGTAAAAGGTAAAGAAGTCAAAAAGCCATCAACATTCATCCAGAAAAGAAAAGCTAGAATATCTACAAAGGGAGAGTTCGCTGCTATCACAGCTAAAGGTATTAAGAAAAGAAAGTCACAAACAAAAAAAGTTGGTAGGGTAAAATGGATATGATATTACACTCTATTCTTAGTGGTCCTCAGCCACTTGTCCAGAGGAAAAAGTGCGGGCCTACGGGCTCGTGCTTTGGATTTTTTAGGAGGGATATTTAAAATGCCTTGTTCAAAATATAAAAGCAAACAGAGGGCGTTATGTTTTGCTACGAAAGAATGGACAGATTGGAGAGGGATTAAAAAGGTAAGCTTAAAGGTTAAAACTGAGGAGATTAAATCCAATGGAGTCGGCAGAGCCGTCACGACAAAGTCGGGCCGGACAAAATCCGACCACCATTGGACTATAAAAAGTAAATCCAATGGAAAATTATCAAAGATAATGCACTTTGGAGAAAGGAGGTAAAATAAAAAATGGAATATGATATGAAAAGAATGCATAGAAATAGAAAAGATGTGGCTAATGGATGCTGCAAGTTAGGATATCCAAAGGGATACTATGCTATCGGTGATAATGATGATAAAGAAATGATGGTTAGAATCGAGAGAAAAAGTAAATGCACTTATAAGGATGGCAGAGGCATGAAAGATAGAATGCATGGAGGGCCAGCTGGTTACTGGGGAATTTAGAAACCAACAATAAAGCTATAGGCTGCTACAGTAATTGTGGCAGTCTATAAGCATTTATTACATTAATAAAAATAAAATGAAGAAAAAAATAAAATGCGATAGAGCTAAGGAGTTATCTATAGGTAAAAAGATAGAAATGGAACACGCGGCTTTGTTTCCTAAGAAGTTACAAAAGAAGATGGCTGGCAAGATTGCTGAACAGCATATAGATGAGTTTAGCTGTTATTATTCAAAAGGGCTTTTGCCTATGGAAATAAGATTAAAGGGGTTGTAATTAGGTATATTTATATCCAAATCTTTTAGATAGCATCTTTCTAAAACCTTCAGTAAAAAGGTGTTCTCTACCTACAGTTAATCCATGGCAGGCACGACAAAGAGAGATGCAGTTCTCTGGATATGTATTTTCTTTAATGGCATCAATATGATGAACACATAAAGCCTGTCCTAAGACTTCTCTTGGCTTATCACATCTCATACACTTATTATTATCTCTATCTCTAATTGATTTCTTAAATTTCCTTGTCCATGCTGTAGGATAAGGAGCTGGTCCGCCTTTCCATAACGGATGTCCTTTTCCAGTCCAATAAATTCCCATGCATTTTTTTGAGCAAAATTTATCTAAGGCGTGCGGTTCCCCACATACTATACATATATTTTTTTTACTGTTTTTATAATATTTTTTACTTTGAATTGCTATCTTATCTTTATTCTTTTTTTGATATTTTTTGCACTGAATTAATACCTTATCTTTATTTTTTTCATAATACTCTTTCTCCTTAATAGCTACTATTTCTTTATTATTTTTTCGATATTTTTTGCACTGAATTAATACCTTATCTTTATTCTTTTTGTAATATTCCTTACTTTTAATTCTTATATGATTTTTGTTCTCTTTATAATACTTTATACTAGAAGCATTAATCTCATCTTTATTATTTTTATAATGTTCTTTCTCCTTAATAGCTATCTTATCTTTATTCTTTTTGTAATATTCTTTTTTGTCAATTTTTATTTTCTCTTTATTCTTTTCTCTATATTTTCTCCTCTGAATTTTTATTTTCTCTTTATTCTCTTTTCTATACTTTTTGCTTTGAATTGCTATCTTACCTTTATTTTTTTCATAATTATCTTTATTTTTAATAACCAATCTATCTTTATTTTTTTTGTAGTATGCTTTTTTTGTAGCTTTTATTTGTTCTACATTAACCTCCCTACGTTTTCTTTCATATTCCTTGACCTCGGCAGGATTATTCCAATTTATTTCTTTACCTAATAGATTCATCTTTTTTTATTGTCGCGTTCCTTTCCCTCTTATAATATAAACATCATCCTTTATAAATCTTTTGGTATTACTACAAAGTAGTATTTTCATTCCGTTGTATCGATATAAAAGTATCAATTTTATATCTTTGTAGTTATCTTCTACTTACACAATTAACGCAACATTTAAATATAAAGAATTACTAGTAATATCAGGAATATGAAGAAAAATACTAGTAGAAAAAAATTATATGATGATACCGTAGAGGTAAAGATATTTCAGAATAAAACTAATAAACAATTTAATTTACCTGTTCTAAAGAAAAGCTTATCTCCAGAAATGATGCAAGATATATTTAATGATAAGAATGTAGTTGGATTAAAATTTAGGATAACAGATATTATTAAAAAGGATAACATATTAAAAAATATTGAAAGGAGGAATAAAACAAATGTTAAATTATAAAAATAAACGTGGACAGATGATGATGATAGGTATTATGATACTGATAATGGCAGTTTTAATATTTATTGCAACATTACCTGCTATTCAGAGCGTAATGGATGACACAAGACAATGTGATTCGATGAATTGTGCCGGATATGTTGATCCAGACGCAACTGGAGCAAGTGGCGGTAACTGTACATCTTCAAATAGATCATATAATCCAAACTTGTCAGAGAATGCATTGTCATGTACAATTCTTGACCTTTTTCTGCCTTTTTTGATACTAGGTATAATGATTGGTTTGATTACAAAATTATTGCAAGGCGGATTGGTAGATAGACCTGAGCCTCAATACGGATACCCAGGACAGTATTAACTTTAGATAAAGATGGCAAATATAAAGTCTTTATCTTTCTTAATTGTATTAATGTTGTTTATTATAGCTGCAGCTGTACCGATAGCTTCAGCTATGAATATAGATAACTCTCAGAATTCTAAAAATATAAATAGCGGAGAATCTTTTTCTATAGGTAATAAGAACATAGAATACAATCCTATTTGGGAAACTTACAAGCCTATTGAGATTAAGAATATGTTTGGTTGGGGTAAGACATTATTCCGTGGGGCAATAACACAACACGATGATGTTTGTGGGATAGATTGTTCTTCTACTATGCAAATTTATTTATCCGAAGATTCAGTTCTAATTGATGATGTAGATTTCTATACCATTAAAGATGATGGGTCTCAGATTAAGCAGGACGTTAGAAGTTATCAATTTTATGTATCATCTATTGATGATTCCACGTTACAAGGTAACGAAGCAGACGGAGAAACTTATTCCCTAGGAACAGAGATGCCTGCTGGTAACTACAAGGTTAAATTAAATGCAGAAAAGAAACCATCTAGAACTGTTGATTGGGTTATTAAAACTAATGGTGAAACTCTGAATGAATGGGCGACGTGGGGAAATATCTCTTTGGGTGATGATGGAGAAGTTATTTTGATTAATCCTTCTGATAATTATACATTACATACTCTTGAGAGTACTTTTAATTGTTCAGCAAATATTACTGGAGGCGCAGAATTAACCAATATAAGTTTATTCGATGATAGCACTGGAACATGGGGGATTAGAGATACACAAAGTATATCAAAAACATTATATAATCCAGATAGCAATGTAAATACTTCTAATGCTTTTGATGAAGATTATGATACTTATGCTGCTAAATTAATTTGGAGTTCAGGTACTACTGACAATCATGATAATGAATTAGGACAAATATTTGGTATCAGAAAAGTTGGAACTGTAAATTATAAATCTCAATTTGCTTGGGGACTTGGAAGTATGGATACAAGTTCAATTGTTATAACATTAGAATCTTATAATGGAACAGAATGGGCTGTTGAAGCAACAAATAATACTGCTGTCCCATCTCTTCTTGTAAACAGAAGTGTAGTCTTAGATAAATATGTTGAAGGATTAATGATAAAAACAGTAGTTTCATATAGTCATAGTGGCTCATTTACTGGATTTGCATCTACATTCAAAACATATGAATTAAACTATAATACTTTACAAATGAATTATACAAATTCATTTACACAAACAATTAGTGGAACAACTAATTGGAATTGCCAAGCTTGTGATTCTGATGAGGATTGTGGATTTGCGACAGAGAATAGAACAGTATATTTAGATACAAATACTCCTATAATAAATATAACTTATCCTACAACGTCTTTTGATTATGCATATACAGGACAAAATATATCATTGAACTGGACATCTTCAGATACCAGTTTGGAAAGTTGCTGGTATAATTATAACAACACAAATACAACAGTAACGTGTGCTGACTTAAATGCATCATTTATTTTAACTGATCAAAAAAACGTAACATTTTATGCGAATGACAGCGCAGCAAATGAAGCCAACTTTACTCGTAGCTGGACATATAAAATATTTGGTAATTCAGAAAAATATAACTTAACAACATATGAAACTGCACGAGAAGGATTCAGAATAAATTTAACTGCAAATGGAAGTCAATCTATAACTGCCAGCCTATATTACGGTGGGACATATCCTACCGGTGGTATATATTATGATACAACTAAAACTGGAAATAATTCTGAGATGGTATTCAGTAGGGACATAATTGTTCCGGCTATATCTACAGCTACTGCAATTAATAATACATTTTTTTGGACAATATCTTATGGGGCTGAAGACATAGACACTCCTCAAATAAATCAGTCTACAGGAAGAATAGCCTTAGGCCTATGTAACACAACATTAACTGCTCCTTATATAAACTTTACATTTGAAGATGAAGAAACAACTATAGCAACTAATGCTTCAATTGATACATCAACGTGGACTTACTATTTATCTTCAGGTGATGCTACTATCAATAAGACACTATTATATTCAACTACTGATGCTAATGAATCCTATGGTTTTTGTTTTTTACCGTCAGATAAAACTATAACAAGTTCGTTAGAGTTACAATATTCAGATACAGGGTATCCACAAAGAAGGTGGTCAACATCTGGAGACTTAACTAATACAACTTCAACACCAACTCTTTATATGTTGGCATCGGCAGATGGTACTTATTCTGTATATCAAGTACAGGATACGGTTGGAAATGGGATAGAAGGAGTAGAGGTAGTCGTTAAAAGAGAATTTGCAGGTGTATGGACATTGGTTGAACAAGGTGTTACAGATTCAGCTGGAGGTTTTACTGGATGGTTAAATCCGGATTATGACCATGAATTAACATTTACTAAGTCTGGTTATTCAACTGTCACTGTTACAGTTAGACCATCATCTTCTACATATACCGTTGTAATGGGCTCTGGAGCTTCAGCTGCAACTTATAACTCGAGCACTGAAGGATTATTCTGGACAGTCTATCCAGACCTTGGTAAGATTATTTTACCTAATACTACACAAACATTCTTATTTAACATTACTGCAAATTTAAGTAATATTGTTTCGTGTAAGATGGAACTAGTCAATAATAATACAGTATCATTAGGTTCTACTATCGGGTGTGATTCTAAAGGTGGTAATTTATCTTTATCTATTCCTGTTGGTACTAATAGAAGTATAAGGGCTATTTACTATGTAGATATGGGAGAAGGATATATAATTCTTGATGCAGATGCATATTGGAGTGTTATGACTACAAATATCCCAAACAGAGGAACATTAGTTTCATTCTTCAAATATGCGAGAGAGTTGAATGAATTCGGTAATGATAGCAATAGACAAGAGTTTTCTAGAATTGTTTTCTTCTTTCTTATGCTTTCTATAGTTATGGGATATATAAGTTATAGTACAGGATGGGACTTTTCTACAGCAGGCGGAGCAATAGGGTTTATGACTTTCATAATAATCTTTGCATCATATGGTGGATTTTTAAGAATTAGTTATACAGGAACAAATGCCTGGATGGATCAATATGTTGTTGCGTTAATAACTTCTTTATTCGCGGCTGGTTATATACTAAATAAATTTGCGAGGGAAACATAAAATGGGAAAATTATTACCAATGTTACTATTTATAGTTGCTATTAATTTGTCTATAGTTATATTTGTAGGAGCTAGTCCACCTGGGTCTAGTCTTTGGACAATGATTACAAATCCACAAGATTGGGGGAGTTTATCTCTAATGGATTTGATTACAGATGCATTAGCCTTAAGCTCTGTTGTGGGGATAGTTGTAGGTTCATTTTGGACTAAATCTGACTTCTTAATATTTGCCGGTATAACTGGAGTTTTCTTTAGTTTCGGTATATCTTTTGCTGAATTATATACTAGGTATAGTCAATGGGAAGTTTTAGGACAATCTAATTCATATATCGCGCTGATACTTGCGGCTCCACTGGTGGTATCATATCTTTATGTTGTGCTAAAATTCTGGAGGAATGCAGATTAATGGTAGCAGCAGCATTTGATTTATTTTATCTCTTTGTGGAGAATGTATTCGGTGGGATACTTGTTTCTGGAATAGGTATAGCGGCAATCTTATTCTTAATAGGAATGCTTTCTAAGATGTCGCCATTTCTGAACTATATGATTGTATTTATCTTTCTTATGACATTTAGTATTGGCTATGTTGGAGGATTAGCGACACTGACTATAGGTATGTTTGCATTATTCTATTTTTTCAGAGGACTAATAAATTTCATAACCTCGGTGTCATAGCATGGAAGATTCAATTTATAAAAACCCTGAGGTGAATGAATGAGAATAAACAAAAAAGGCAACGCAGTTCTTTATATAATAGTATCAATGATAGCGTTAATATTATTTATATTATTATTTAGAATTATCCCAGATGTGTATGATAACTCAAGGGCAGAGAATGAGTATTCTGATACAAATTCATTTTTAGTAACAACTAGTTCTAATACAGTTTTATCTCCAATAGGTGATGGAATAAAATCAACAGTAGTTACAACTAAAAATAGTACATGGTTAGACTTTGATGGTATAGATGATTATCTATTTATCCCAGATTATGATTATGTATCGGTTGTATTTTGGGCAAACACCTCAGGTAGTGATTGGATAATGATAACTAACTCATCTGATTTAATTTATGAAGGGAATAACACTGTAGGCAACTTAACTATAAATCCATTTAAGAAGAATGCTACTGGATGGTATTTTGGTATTAATGAATCAGGATTTTTTGAGGGAAGTATAGATACAATTAAATTTTATAATGATACAATGAATCAGTCTCAGTTATCAGAGTTACTATTAAATGGAAGGTGAACGAAATGAGCACGTACGATCGAGTACGAATAAGAGCAAATTATTAACTTTAAGTATAGGAGCTATTATCGTAATAGCATCTGTATTTTTTCTATACAGTAATTTTAACACAGAAGAAGTAAGTTGTATTCAGATGGAAGATGATATCAATATTGATTCTAACATAAACTCTTATATTAATAACAATAATTTAATAATTGAATATTCCACAAACGAAGATAATGTATGGATAGATGGAATGTCAGATGACAGATACACAATTGGAGATGATAGAATTATAATTTATGATTATTCTAATGAGGATAGATTTAAACTTCATATTGGGGATAATTCTGATATCTATGAATTTGATATGAGAGATACATTGAGTAAAATTAAAGACAAAGGATATATTGATTCTATTAGAAAAAATGATAATACAAATACATATGATGGAATTACTAAGACATATGTCACAGATAGCAAGAAGTTGACTTTTTCTGATGATAAGATATTATTAGATATGGAATTATTAACACCATACAACAATGAGGTTCAGTCTGGAGAGAGTGTTATGGTTGCTGAATGGTTATTAGTAGATTGGGATAATAAAGTTAAGTTCCCTGAGAAAATAGATTACTATGATCTTAAAGATAATTATAAAATAAAAGATAAAGATTATACTTGGAAATATTTAGTTGAGACTGAAGTTACAGATTGTTATGATGCTGCAAAAGCAGATAAGAAAACTTTGAAAAATGCAAATGCAGAGGAATGCCATAGTTATATAGGTAAAGAATGGATTGAATTTAGCAAAGTGAAGGAGTTGCCACATAAGAATATTATTATTGGATTGTTCACTGATACTATTTCTGGTGAGTATGTAGAATTTATTCCGACTATCGAAGGTTTTAATATTTATGAATGGGCTAGTTATTTGGTTACTGATTTAATTTCTTATTATAAGTTAGATGAGGCTTCTGGAACAACTGTTAATGATGCTCATGGTTCTAACGATGGTACTAATTATGGTGCAACTATTAATGTAGCCGGAAAAATTGGTAAGGCTTATGATTTTAATGGCGAAGACTATGGGGATTATCTAGATACTAACGAGGCAAGTGATTTTAACTTTATCACTTCTTCAGATTTCACTTTTTCTTTGTGGATAAATCCTACATTTAAAACTAAATACGATAGAATTTTATCCAATAGACCTCCAGTCGCTGCAGTTGGATATGAACTTACGTTGGTAAATGATGATAATGGAACGGTGCGATTTTTTGGTACAGGAGGAGCTAATGTTCTTTCTAATTCTACCAGTGTTTTAATAGAAAATTCGTGGAATCATTTAGTCGTAACTGCGGATAGTGGTTCTATTGTTTTTTATATAAATGGTGTGGCAACGGGTTCCGGTTCTACAACAATAAGTTCATCTTCAGCTAATTTACAATTTGCCGTAAGTTCTGGATGGCATACTTCAGATTTATTAGAGGGTAAACTTGATGAAATAGGAATATGGTCAAGAGTATTAAACTCAACAGAAGTGGAAAATCTCTGGGCAGATGGAGATGGTTTTGCTTATCCGTTTGAAGCAAACAACCCCCCAAACATAACAGCAAACGCAACAAAGCCAGATATAGTTCATACCAATACAGATTATCTAGTGAACCTAACAATTGAAGATACAGATATCGCAGATACATTAACTGGTTATGTCCAGTTCTATGTTAACGGTACAGCTGCAGGTGCAGAGCAGTCTCAGGTTGTAACCAATGGTACTACCTCATTAATAGGAACATTAGATAGTGGAAATTTCAGCGGAGGAGATATATTAATAGCACAAGTTTGGGCTGGAGATGGAACTGTAAATACAACTAAAGTTAATTTAACATCTTCAAGCGTTGTATACTCACCAGATGTTGCATCATTAACAGAATACCCAGCTGACCCAGCAACATTCTCACAATCAACAATCTATCAGTTTAATACTACTGTTACAGACATAGGTAGTATAGATGATGTAGTATTAACTTTTAATGGGACTAATTATACAGCTAGTAATATTAGCAGTAACTTCTATGCCAATATAGCTAATCTATCAGTTGGAGTGTATAATTATAGTTGGTTCGCTAACAATAGTATTGGTGGTATAAATAATACTGAATCTGGAAGCTACACGATTAACAAAGCAATACCGGAAGGTAGTTTAACCTCAACATTAGGTTGGACTATAAATGAAACTCAAGAGGTAACAATTGGATTAACTGAATCTCAAGGTGGAGATGCAGATGTAGTTTATATAGTTTCAAGAGACAATGTCTCAAAAGCTACAGGTGAAACTTGGACTCCATCTTACGGAACTTATTATTATGTTTTAAATACTACTGGTGGTGTGAATTGGACTGAGAATATTAGTATGGATACTAAAACTTTAACCGTTAGTGATAATATAAATCCAGGAATAACTATTGATTACCCAGTTAATGGTTCAAGCTATGATGCAGCGGTAACTGAGTTAAACTATACAGCTACAGATACAAATCTTAACACCTGTTGGTATTCATTAAATGGAGGATTGGCAAATACTACTGTAACTTGTGGTGATAACGTAGTTGGATTAAATTCAGGAGAGGGTTGGACAACCTGGCGGGTATGGGCTAACGATAGCGATAACAACATTAACACAACAACTACGACTTTCTTTGTAGATACAATGCCACCTGCAGTTACAGCTCTAACTGAATACCCAGCTGACCCCGCAACATTCTCTAGCAGTACAATTTATAGTTTTAATGCTACAGTTTCAGATGCAGATAGTCCTTTAGATAATATTATATTAACATTTAATGGTATAAATTATAGTGCTAGCAATATCAGTGATAATTTCTATGTTAGCTTAACTAATCTATCAGCTGGGACCTATAACTATGTATGGTTTGCTAATGATACTGCAGGGAATGTAAATAATAGCGCTACAGGAAGTTACACGGTAAATAAAGCGGCATCGCAAACATCTTTAACATTTGATATAGCATCACCACAGACATATGGAACAGCTATAACTCCAACATGTAGTGTACTCTCAGGAGATGGCCCGGCAGTATTAGATTTTAATGGGGCAGTTATATCATCAGGAAGCCCAATAGTTATAGCTGCAGGTACAAGTACTTTCAATTGTTCCTATACTGAGACTGCTAATTATACAGGAAGCACAAACACAACATCTTATATAATAAATAAGGCAATGCCAGAGGGGAACTTAACCTCAACTTTAGGTTGGGCTATTAATGAGACTCAAGAAATAACAATTGGATTAGATGAATCTCAAGTAGGAGATGATGATGTGGTATATATTATATCTAAAGATAATGTCTCTATCGGTACAGGTGAAACATGGACCCCATCTTATGGTGTCTATTACTATGTATTAAATAATACAGCTGGACAAAATTGGACTTACAATTCCAGTATGGATGCTCAGACATTAACTGTTAGTGACAATGTAAATCCAGGCATAACTATAGACTACCCAATTAATAATGCCATTTATAAATCAACTGTTACTGAACTTAACTATACAGCTACAGATACGAATCTTAATACTTGTTGGTATTCATTAAATGGTGGCCTAGTTAACACAACTATAGTTTGCGGTAATAATGTAGTTGGGCTTAGTCCAGGAGAAGGTATATCTGTTTGGCAGATGTGGGTTAATGATAGTGATAATAATATTAATACGACAACTGTTACATTCTCAATAGATTCATTACCTCCTAATATTACAATATTAACTGAGTATCCAAGTGACCCAACAAATTATTCTCAAACTGTAATCTATGGGTTTAACTCTACAATAACAGATAGCAGCAACTTAGATACCGTTCTATTTGAATTTAACGAGATAAATTACACTGCAACAAATATGTCAGCGGATATATTCAATGTAAGCTTCTTAAATCTTTCAGTTGGGGTCTATAATTATAGATGGTTTGCTAATGATTCAGTTGGGAACTTCAATAATTCTGAGACAGGGACATATACAATAAGCAAGAACATACCAATTTTAACGCTTAATGCGACAACTCCTATAGTATATGGCACAGATACTGATTTTATTGGCTCAGGATGCCCCGCAGAGCTTGTATGCACCCTTGATATATCGAATGGAATCTATGCAGCAGGATCTATTACAGGTAACTATTCTACTCCTGGGAATGCAAACTATACATCTGCTTATGCTAACTTTACAATTGTTATTAATAAGGCAACTTTGGCTGGTTCTATAACTGGGACTTCACCAATAAACTATACTTCATTAGCAAACATAACAGCCAATGAAACAAATAATAATGATAGTGATGTAACATATATATTATATAGAGATAATGTTACAGTATCTAATCCAGATAACACAATGCTAGGTGCTGGGACTTATTATTATATTTATAACTCTACTGGTGGGGAGAATTATACTGCCAATGCGAGCATAGATTCATTTACGTTAATCATAAGTAAAGCGACTGCAGAAGTATATGCTTATGTAGGAAACTTAAGAGCAAATTATTTAGGTAATAATCTTACTGCGAAGAATGAATATCTAAATGGAAGTTTAAATATTGGGCTTGGAGATATAAAAATGTATCTAGACAACTCATTAATCAATTCTGGTTCACCACCATTATTTAATATAACAGACTTTGAGCTTGGTAGTTATTATTTTAATGTAACATATGATGGAAACGACAACTATACAGCTGCAGAGGAGCATTGGGGTATAAATATTTCGATATGGTACTTATCAAATTTAACAGGAGTATTTAATCTAAATGCTGGGACTGGAGATGTAGCGTATGATATATCTGGGAATAGTAACAATGGTACAATAGAGGAAGCAGCATGGGGTGATGATGATATAGATATTACATTAATAGATTTGTTTGATTACTCTGTAGACGAAGACACTGGAACATTTGTTCTTATTAATGATGCTAGAGATAGAACTACTATTGAAGTAGCTTATGTATATTTTAAATATGCAGATGATATATTACAAGGAGCTATAATTAAGATATTACCTGGTATATTATTGTTATTAATCTTAACTATGATTTTTAAATTATTCATGGGAAGAAGCAGTGAACCAGAGGAGATATTTGTATATGACTATTAAAGCTAATCGAGTTAACCCGATTAACGCAACATTTAAATATAAAGAATTACTAGTAATATAAAGATGGTTAAACGTAAACTTAGTTATAAGAATAAGAACAAGAATGTCAAGAGAGTTGTACCTGTAAAAAACCCATTAGTCTTTTCAATAAATAATAGAATATCTAATAATAAAGTTAGTCCTATATATTCCGTCAACAAAACAAGACAGATGAATTGGAAACAACTAAAGAAAAAGTTCCCAAATATGAGCCCAACTGCAGACGCTGATTTTGATGGGTTAATTAATTCTAGGGATTGTAAACCACTTGACCCATCTAAGGATGGAGCATTTAGTAGTTTTATTGGTGGTGTTGCAAAGGGTGTAGATAAGGTAGTTGCGGCTGTAAAGACTAAATCAGAAAAGGTTGCAAGTGGAGCTGAGAAGGCTGTACGAAGAATAACTCCTACAACTCAAAAACAAATATCTCAAGCTAAGGCTAGACAGCAAGGAGCGATAGTTAGAACAGTTAGAAAATTTTCTGGTGTTGGAAGAACTAAGGCAAAAGCAGGGAAAGCATCTAGTGGGCAAAAACAAGCTGGTGCAGGAAGGCCAAAACAATCATATAAATATAAAGACCCAAGAACAGGTCGACCTATATCTGCCGTTGATTATCATAGACTAAGAAAGCAATTAAAAAGTCAAGCTCAGGCCGTAGAGACTAAAGCAGAAGTTTCTCAGAGATTTGCTTTAGCAAAAAGAGGATTATCTCCAGAAGAAGTAGCTGCAGCTCAAGAAGAAATAAATGCTAAGATGGCTAGACTAAGAGCAATAAAAGAGGCTAAGCAAATGGAAGAACAATTACCGATAGAAACGATACAAGAGACTCAAATAATTGAAGAGCAAATTCAACAGGTACCAGCTCAGGTTGTCCAGCAAGTTCAGCCGCAGCAAATACAACAGGTTCAACTTCAAGGTATAAAAAAATATGGGCAAAGGCCGCAACAACAAACTAGTAAATCAGGGATTCCTCCAGGCTATAGATTACAGGAAGACTTAATGACTGGTAGAAAGGCATTAGTCCCAGTACCTCAACCGGAGTCGTGGACGCAATAACAATTAAATTAAACGGAGGTAATACAAAAATGAAACAAAAAATTAAAATAAAAACAGAGAAGATAAAGGTTAAGACAGTTAACCCATGGCAGGTGCACCTGAAAAAGGTTTATGCCGACATGAAAGTAAAAAATAAATCAGTTAAGTTAAGTGAAGCAATGAAATCTGCAAAACTTACTTATAAAAAGAAATGAAATCAATGTTTGATATAAAGACTACAGTGAAGAAGGGAAAGCAATCAGCTTCGCCTATCTTTGGTAACTTGAAAGTTGGAAAACCCAAGAGACTAAATAATAAATGGGAAGAAGCAAGATATAGCAACCCATTATTAAAACCTATTTCTAAAGCAGGGAAACTTAGTAAGACTATTCCTTCATTTAAAATTAAATCTCCTATGAAAGATAAGGATATGAATTGGTCTCAAACTAAATGGAAGTATCCTAAGCTTAAACCTATGGGTGATAAAGATAGAGATGGAGTTAAGAATATGTTTGATTGTAAACCTTTGAATAGAAAAAGGCAGGATGTTGATACAGAAACTAAAGAAAGAATAAGAATGATGAAAGAAGACTGGGGATTTACTAAGAAAGAAGCAATAGAGCATTTAAGAAATGTAGAAGGAGCGAACGTATAATATGGAATTTATAAAAATAAAGAAACCAATGGATAGAAAGAATATGAACTGGGCACAAGCTAAACATAAATTTCCTAAATTAAAACCGATGGGTGATTGGGATAATGATGGAGTTAAGAATCAATTCGATTGTAAGCCAATGAATAGAAAGATGCAAGGAAAAGGAAAATATCATATGGTTTATAGCCAAGCAGGAGAGTATCTTGTCCATGGGAAAGAAGAACTAAAGTCTGCAAAGAAACTATTAAAAAAACAAGGAGCTAAAAATGTTGGGTCATACGAGTATGACTACGAAGAATAATATGGAAATGATAAAGATATTTGATATAAAGAAACCAAAAGATAGAAGGAAGATGAATTGGGCTGAAGCTAAGTGGGCTAACCCTAGACTGAAACCAATGGGTGATTGGGACAATGATGGAGTTAAGAATAAGTACGATTGTAAACCTATGAATAGGAAGAAGCAACATGATCCTAGTAGTAAATGGAAGATTAGAATGGAAAGAGAATTTGCTACGGTTGGGAGTTTAAGAGATTTTGCGGATGGTGAAAAGGAATGAAAATTATAACATTGAATAAATCTTTGATTTATGCTTTAACGTTTAAAACTTTAATGAAAGGGGGTAATGAATAAATGGAAAACGAAAATGTAAGCTTACTTGTTAGCGCTTTTGTCGCATTAATTATTGGTATTTCTCTATTAGGAGTAATCGCTACTTCTGGTAACGCATTAACTAATACTGTTAATATCTCTGGAGAGAATATAAGTTATGAATCAGCTAGGAATCTAACTGCAGATGGTAAAGGGGAAATTATACCAGGATCTACATTCTATGTAGCTAATGTGCCAACAACTTGGAGAGTTACTGGATGTCCTATCGCTGGACTTATTTTACACAATGGCTCAGTAACATGGACTGCTGTTGACTATACTTTTAATGCCTCTACGGGAGGGATAGTATTTAATAACAGTGATAATGTTAATGACACTGGATATAATACTACAACTGCGACTTATCAATACTGTGAGGAAGACTACCTTACTGAAGGATGGAATAGGTCTATTATAAATTTGGTTCCTGGATTCTTTGCGATAGCATTGATGGGAATTGGAATTGGATTATTTTACGCAGTAGGTAAAAGAGAAGGTATTTGGAGTGTTTAAATACTTGTAGTAAGTAGAATGAATCATCTTAATGGGCAGTTATTAATTTAACTGCCCACGCCTAGGTGTTACATATCTCCATTTATTTGCAAATAAAAATACAATGAAGAAAAAAATAATAAACGAAACCTTAGTAGTTGAAGCTATTGCTCCATTCGATAAGGAGAATAAAGAAGACTTGAATAATATGAAGTTTAAATTTGATACTAAAAGAGAGATTAAGATAGTTGATGATAAAGTAGGAAAAGGGAGTCTGATAAAATCAGTCCACCTTTCCTCAGATGAAAGGAGGTTTTTAAAGTAAATGACAGATTTAACAAAATCAGTAGCAGGAGTTATCCCAGGGATGATGTCTTTAGCCTTAGTTGGGAATTCAGCTAAACTAGCAGATGATTCTTTAAAAGGGAAGAGCAAACCAGGAGATTTTCTCAAGAGTTCAATGGACATTCTAGTAGGAGTTCCATTAATAGGAGCTACAGCTAATTCCGTAGCTAAATTATAATTATTTAATTTATAATGGCGAGTAAAGAAGCATGGAGTAAAGATACTGGTAAGAACGTAGTTAAGACTGCCGGAAAGGCTATAGTTGTATGTGGAGCGTTAGCAGTAGTTGGATTAACTTTAGGTATGGTCACACCAACATTAAGTACATAATAACAATGTTATATTTTATAAAGAACAAGAATATTCGGGATAAAAATGTATGGCTAACATACTTTGAGAACCATTACCAATCTAGATATATTACTCGTTCATCGCAGATAACGTTAAATATTTTTAGGTAAAAGTATTACTCGTTTGCTTTGCAAACGTAAAATATTCCTAAGTATTCACTTAGGGATATTACCAGAAAGCCTGGTTCACTTGTTTATCACATTGGCTTTTAACTACTCTATAAGTTTTATCTTTATCTAATATCTCAAGTGCAATACCTAATTTCTCATTTACACTATCATCTTCCCTTAGCTTATCACTAATATTCCAATCATTTAATCTTTCCGCGACCTCTGAAACATTATCATTACTATCAATATATATATTATTTTTACGTATCGCTCCAACCTTTTCTATAAGCCCCAATTCAACAAGATCTTTTATTATATCATAACGGTATCTTCTAGGTATTCCTTTTGAGCCTCTATCTTTATCGCATAAGATTATTTTTTTTATAATTGTTCTTAGTGTAGATGCAGATATCCTACCAGCTTTCATTTGTTTTTTTATCTTCATATAAATATATGCATAAATTAGTGGGATATATTTGTCAGCCATTATTCGTATATAGAAATAGTTCTGCTGTTGGGATTTTTATCTTCAATCGGGATAGCAGATTCGTTTATATAAACATCTTTATATTTAGGTATATCATCACTTATAGTATATTCTTTTAAGTAGTCAGAATCCATCATTGTTTTATTTAGTGAGTAACAAGCCGAACATGGATCAGCTAAAACTTCTTCACATATTTTTTTATCTTGATAATATCCATAAGACATTATAATCAATAGTGCCCAAAATAATATCCACGGAAGTTCTTTACGAAAACCTTCCCATAGGACTATTTTCTTTTCTTTATTATCTTTTATTTTATTTTCCATTTTTATTCATATTCTAATGTTGTAATTCTTTCAAATGAATCATCATCATTTTCTCCAGTTATCATATTCTTTATATTCCTAAGCATATTTCCTATTCCTCTAAACATTGGGTCTAGAGGTTCTTTCAGCGGTCGATATAATATATAAATACCGATGACAAATACAACCCATGGAATTATAGCATTTAATATACTATCGAAACTCATTGTCTTTTACCTCATCTTCATCTATTTCTACTTTAGTCCATTTAGGATTATATGTATCTTCCTCTTCCTCTATCTCCTCAACATCTTCTCTCAGTAATTTCGAACCATATCTTTTACAATCTCTTATACAGATATCTGCAAGTTCTCTTGCATCTTCAGCGTTATCATATTCTTCTTGCTCTTTCTTTGTAAGTGTAAACAAGTCCTTTATCAAAGGTGGTATCTTCCCTCTACTAAACATTATCTTTCTTAAGAAATCTTTATCCCTAGGAATAAGCCTAATAGCTCTATCCCACCTTCTATCCGTATACCAAATATTTTTATCTTCTATCTCTATACGAAAGGTTTCTCTGTTTACCATAAATGCTAATTTAATTCTTTTTGCCATTGTTTTTTTAAAATAAAATAATATGGCCCGATAGTGGGCCACATTATAAATTAATCTATATATCCTTCAAAACTATTCGTAGTGTTTATCTACAAATGTTTTTATTGTAATAAATTGAAAGAATGCTAGCAGTCCTTTAATAGACATACTTAACATAACTATATTATTTATTTTATCTGGAATTGCCATTATAATTATAGTTGGGAAAAATAGTAAAAAGTAAGTCATGAACTTATTTTTTGTATCTTCTTGTTTATAATCTTCTGGCTCTTCTTTAATTGATATATCTTTTTCTTCCATTTTCATCTTGAATTTCTAGCTGCCTCTTGAGCATAACACAAACATCTTCTAATAGCTTCTTTGTTATCTATAACTTCTCCTGTTTTTATGTTTTGATATCCTTCATACGCTTGCTGTGAAATCATTTGCCATTCCATATCTAGAAGATCTCTTTCTGCATTTGCTACCTCTACTGGAACAGCTGGTGCAACTTCTTCTTTAACTGCAGCTTTTACAACGGCTTTCTTTTGTTTGGATTTAACAACTTCTTTCTTAGATTCTTCGGTTGGACTATCTTCATCTTCCCCTAATAGCTCATCTATATTAAAATCTTCTTCGATGTTGCTTATTTCATTTTCCATTTTTTTATTCCTCCTTTCATTAATTTTTCAAATATTAATCTTAATACTTTCATTATTTATTTCTTCTTCAGATTCTAGAATACCCATTATACTTAGATATGCTTGATATTGTTGGAATGTGGTTATCATACTAGATGATAAGAATACAAATGCTGCTGCACAATTAAGCCCAGTCATTATTTTTATAAACAATGATAAATCAGTACCAAGCACTGTAACAAAACCCATGATCATTATTCCTACTAAAATTGATGCCATACTTAATAATGAAGACTCGAATTGAACTCTCTGTCCTACACCAGCCATAGCTTTACCTAAAAAGTCAGGAAAACAATAATTCCCCTTTGTTTTCTTTATCTCTTTATTTTTTATAATAACTGTATCATTAGAACCAACAGCCGCGACTTCATCGCTTTGGTTATTAGAACCAACCACCATCTCCACCTCCAGAACTACTTTCTCCATCTGGTAAAAATTGTGAACCAATAAACCCACCTATTATCATTCCTACAACTCCAGCGACTCCACTCCATTTCATAGAGTGTGTTATAAATATCATAACTACAAATGCGATAGCTCCAATAGCAGATCCTCCTATAAGTGAGAAATCCATATCTAAAATCCCTTCTGCTACATTTTTTCTAAATATTGCCGCGGAGAAAAATATCATTATTAAAATAATCCAAAGGATACTACAATCAAATCCTTCAAACCCAGCAAAGCATCCAAAACCCATTTTATTTATTTGCCCCTCTTCTTAATCTACGGGCTTCACTTCTTGAGGCTGAATCAAGAAATCCATTCATACAAAACATAACTAATACAAACCAAACCCCAATATTAAATACTACATGCCATTGCGTAATAGGTTCAACTATCAAACTTGTAATATTAGATATTCTTATAAACCATATAAAGAAGAACATAAAAAACACATATACTATTCCTGTTATACTAAAATAATCTGAAAATTTCATTCTTTCTTTGCCTCTAGATTTTTCTTTTTATCATTTTTAAATTTACAAGAACCTATGTGGCTTGTATAATTAAAAAGTAATTGCTTTTCACTTAATGAGTAAAAAGGCTTATCACAATATGGGCAAGACTTTTCAAATACTTCTGGCTTACTTTTTCCCTCAGCTTTTTCTTTTTCTGTTACCATCTTGTTTTAAAATACTTTTACTATTTAAAAGTAGTAATTATACTCTCTCTATATAGATACTTCCCTTTATAAATCTTTCGGTATCACTATTAAGTAGTAACTTAATCATATTGAACTACTCTGATGTGATAGCATTATAGTTATCATATTTATATCCATAAATCATATTAAGTAATCTTCTAAATTTTGGCATATAATAAGTATATTTATCTTTACCGAAAGTAACCGTTGCATGACAAGATGAACACAGACTTATGCAATTTTTTATGCAAGAATTATTATGTGAATTATCTATATGATGAACATCTAACTCTCTGTTACCAAAGTTTATTAATCTACCACATTCCATGCATTTTTTATCTCTATTCCTAATTAGTTTCCTAAACTGCAGAGTAAATTTATTATCATACATTTTTATATCTCCACCAATATAATTAGAATTGTTTTTCCCAGTTATACCTATAACTAGACATCTATGCGAACAGTATTTATTAACAGATGGCCTACAGCATATCTCGCATTTATTTTTTTTGCTTTTTTCATACCTTTCTTTATTCTTTTTTAAATGCACTTTTCTCATATATTTTTTTACTTCTTCAGGATCACCCCAATCTATTTTTTTATTGATCTCCCTATATATTTCCCAACATAGTTTTGAACAAAAATAATGATTACTATCTAAAGGATTAACATAAAAATACGTATCACAATTTTTGCATTTCTTTTTTTTCATAGTTGTTGGCTTTTTACGATAGCAGTTAACTGAGCAGAACTTATTACGACATTCATTACCACAGATTTGACATTTATTTTTCATATAATTTTAAGTAGTATTTAAAGCTTCCAATCTAGATATTTTGTAGAATCGATATCTATATATTCTTCTTTGAGTTCTTCATCACCAGAATAGTTTATTGACCATATTTTTATTGGCCCAACAGTGCCGATAGGATCATAAAAAAATATATTATTATCCTGAGTCATTATGTTTGGTTCGGCATGTGAGAGTTCAAAATTAGGGAATTTTTTTGTAGGGTCATCTAAAAGGTATAGATGAGAAAATAAAGTTTTTGTTACTCTTGGAGAAATATATAGTAATGCTCCATTCTGATGTACTACTCCAGCAGCATCGACTCTTGTAATTGTTTTTACAGTTCCGTTTAATCCACTGCCAGTATCATAATACATATCTCCATTTTGGATGTATCTTAATGGTATAGGAGTCAATACTCCTTTGTTTATTATTAATATATCAACTCCTTCAATTGTATTATTTCCTTCAGTTATAATAATCCCATAAATAGCAGATTGCGATTGTGGGAAGAAATATGATATTCCATTTATTTCATAATTTATATCTTCATCTAAATTCATGCCACCATTATAAAAATATGTAGTTGAGTTGCCATTTTCATGTGTCTGTTGAGGGTCCATTAGAAGCGTAGATACAGTAGAGAATCTATCATAATTACCATCACTTCCTATGCTACTATATGCACCATATTTTCCTATATCTGAACTATCAATTAAAAGATAATCTGCGTTATGGTTATATAAAAATTCTAATGCGTCTTCCTGATTATCTCCAGTAAGCACATGCCTACCCATTAGATAATTCCAATAAGTTATTACATTACCACCATCTGTTACTGTGGCCCTTTCTCCTATTGCCTGTACCCAGTATCCGTAATCCCACCAGTGAGCAAAGACTGAATCAACCTCTGTGTTATCTCTTACCCAGCCCATAGCATTTTGCCATTGAATATTATAGTAATTTGGCACCATGCTATATGCTATAGATGTAGATGTTTTATAGAATGTATATCCAACTGAGAAGCTAGATAGTATTACTATTATTAGAAAGAATATACTTATATAACTTTTATCAAAAACTGTATTATTGTTTCTTGTATTATCAGTAGACGTTAAATTATCTTTTACAGAATAACTTAGTTTAACAACAAAGTATCCAACAAAGATTGGTACTACCGACGCTAGAACCATTGTCAACCTTATGGCTCCACGGACTGTCAATAAACAAAGAACAAATAATGATATTGCCAATATATATTCAAACTTTATCTTTTTAAATCCATTATTACCTTCTTTGATATATTTAATAGAATAATATAATAATGATATAATAAAAAATAAGATAGAGCCTATAAAGAATAGTTTACTTATAAAGTTTTGTCCATTGAATATACTAGTCGATGCTATTCTTGAGAAAGTAATACCCATTAATAATATCAAATATATAATAGTTAATCTAACAGAATCCTTTTTCTTCAAATTAGTTAACGCCTCTTTAAACAATACAACAGACCCAGTTATGAACAATGTAAACATTACTGGTAAGTTTCCTATGAATGGTCCAAAGTTCCCCATCCACTCTCCAAGGAATGGAGGTCTATTCTCTGCTACAGTAGTATTCCATCTTCCAGTAATAGGATTAAACAGAAGTTCATATATTATTTTAAGTTTACCATAAATAAAATCTGGACCAAATATAATCAGAGATATTGGTATCAATAGTATTAAAGAGATTATTATTGAAATGATATTCTTTGGTAATTTCTGCTTTAATGTATTCATAAATCCTATATTCGATAGTCTAGTATTCCATAATATTATATGAAGAGTCAGAAAAAACCAAAGAAGGATACAGACACTTGTGTATGATAATACTAACAACCCACCAAGAGTAAACCAACTAGAGAACATCACCATAGTTAAACATGTAGTAATTAGCCACGAACTATATGCTGCATAGTATTTACTATTTACTTTATTAAATAAGAATGATAATAAAACTGCCATAAATATTGCACCAAAAATATATACAGCTCCTCCCCATATAAATCTCATAATAGTTGTTGCAGCTCCAGCTAAGAATCCATATAATATAGCACTCTTTATATTCCCTGCCTTTATAGATTTTAAGAACAGATAAAATGCTAAAAACATGAATAGAAATCCAGCAGATTCTTTTTCTGGTATTCCAGCTACAGTTCTATGTAATAGCGCGGGAGTTATTGTAAAGAAAAATGTTGATATAGATGCTATAATGTTGGCCTTAGTTTTTCCACTATGTAAGAATATCTCTCTAGTAAATAAGAAGAATGCTATTATTGTTAATCCAAACATTATTACAGGGAATAAGGCCCCAGCAAATTCCATATTAAATGTACCAAATAGGTTTACTAATTGATAAGTTCCATATATCATATATGGTAGAAGTATTGTCTCCCTGGAGTTATCTACCCCTAGTGGTACATTCCTAAGAGTATCTATAGCGGGTATTCCGCTTCCCTGAGCTATTATTTTAGCGTTCTTTACAAAAGACCAAGGGTCCAAATCTGGGCCTAATGTCCAGGCATTCTTTGAATGATCCCATAGACCAGGTAATCCATTATGGTCAGTCATAGGAAGTGCTCTTATATAAACACCTAGTATGATTAGAAGGATTAGAATTATTGGAAAGATAATCTTTGGATTACTAAATATAGCTGAAGCCTTTGCATTCCTGGAGTCAATTATACTATCGTTTTCCATATTGTTTGTTTTAATTTAAAAATAAAAAAATAAAAATTCGTTAAGGTTTATTCCTTAGTAGCTAGTTTGGATTTATTATCCTCTGATAGCTTTTCTTGCAGTTCTCGTTCAACAGTATTATCTAAAGCTTCAAGGTTAATCTTTTTGTTCTTCATTACTTTAGAGAAGTCTAAGAATTCTTCATTAAGATTAATTCCATCTTTTTTAGCTATTTGCTTGATCTTTCCGGCAACATACATGTTAGACAAATCTTGTCTGTATATTTTACTTGTAGATGGTCCGAATATGGTTCCCAGTGTCAATACAAATAAAGATACACCCGCGAAGAGCATTAAAGGATATAGTACTAACATCCCAGCATCAATTATTTCAACAGTCATTTAAACACCTCCATTCTAATAATATAAAGTTTACCATACTCTCTCTATAGGGTATGAGTATATAAACCTTCCGATACTACTACTTAGTAGCAACTTCATTTTTTAGAACTTTTGCGTATTCTTTAATACCCTCTTCTAATGTAAACTTAGCTTTAAAGCCTAAAACTTCCTCTGCCTTTTTAGTATCAGCTTGTGTGTTTGCTTGGTAAGTGGATTTATCATATGGCATATCAAAATATTCTATAGGCATATCTTTTCCTAATTCTTTATTTATAATACACACTAGTTCATTAAAGTCTGTTCCTCTACCTGTACCAACATTATAAACTCCAGATTTTGAATCTAATGCATTTATATTTGCAGTTACACAATCTTTAACATATATATGGTCACGTATTTGTTCTCCCATTTTAAATATTCTAGGAGATTTACCCTCTCTCATATTATTTATTAGATGATATATCATAGAAGCTGGAACACCCTTACCACCTTCACCTGGACCGAATACATTAAAGTATCTTAAACCTACTATATGCATACTATTAAAGTGATAGCTTGCTATCTCATCCATTATAAACTTTGATGTACCATAGGCGTTCATAAGTTCTTTTAGTTGGTCTTCTTGTTGTGGGGTATCCCCATTCCCATATAGATTTGCGCTAGAAGCATATACCAATTTTGATTTATCCTTTTTAGCCTTTTGAAGCATAAGTTTAAATCCAGCTATGTTCTTATTTAAAACCTCTTTATCATCTGGATACCTTGGGTCGGTTATTGCTGCTTGATGGAATATAGCATCATATTTTTTGTTAAAGGCGTATGGTTTAGATATATCCCATTTAATTATTTCTCCCTTAAATCCATTTAGATTATACATATATCCAGAACTAAAATCATCTATTATAGTTACATCATGCCCAGCCTCATAAAGATGCTTAGCTATATTACTCCCTATAAATCCAGCTCCTCCAGTTACTAAGTATTTCATTTTTTCTCCTCTGGTAGTTTTATAGAAGATAGATCAACTTTACCCGATGAATCTTTCCTGTAAGAATCATCGTCTCTATGATGTGTTGAGAATTCTATAATCTCTGAATCTTCTAGACCAGTGAAGCTATGATATACTCCAGGTTCAATTAGTTGGACATCTCCTGGATACATTATAGATTTATCATCACCATATTCTAATAGTATTTTACCTTTATTCATATAGAATGTTTCATCTTTAATTTTATGTTTATGCATACTACATTTAAAACCTTTATTTAAGATAAGAACTTTGCCGCAATAATCTCTATTTACTATCCACTTTTCTTCTCCCCATACTTTATTTACTTTTTTCATATTTTATTCCTCCTTCTATTTATTTCGTAGACTTAGGGCTTTCCCATCCGTCACTGTAATGTTTATTTTTAATCTTTATATCGGTCTTAACTTTGGCCCACATATAACCTCTAGCTGCAATCAGCTGAAGTGTCCAATAAAATTCTCTAGGATTAGCTGGTTCTTTCAAAACCTTAAACAAACCCTTGGCTTCTCCAGATAAAGATTTTACTTTCTTATTCTTTTTAGTATCCACATATTTATCAAGAGTTTCATGAGCCTTACTAGTCCTCACCTTCTGGAGCAACCAGTCTTTAAAGTTATCCACATTCTTAACATATACTTTTGCTTTTTCTGCATATCCTATTCTGTAGCCTTTCCCAGAAAAGAAAAATGGTATGTATGTATCCTCTGCTACATCAAGTGGAATCTTTTTAATATGACCGCCACGGAATGCGAATAGATAACCAGAACATTCTATAAACTTGTTATTAAGAAAAGCATCTCTTCTTATTTTATGGGCAGCATTAAATAATACATTAGCCCAATATCCATACTTACTTTTTCTATTTTCTAATGGAACAGGTCGCCCAGTTAAACATCCTATTTTCGTATTATTAAATCCATTGACTATTTCCTCTACTGCTGTACTATTTATATAGACATCACCGTCGGTAAATATAAGTATATCTGATTTTATTTCTTTGAATACTTTGTTAAGAGCAAAGCTTTTGCCTTGGCCTGGATCCTTAAATGGAATAGCTCCAACTGATTCTGCAAATTGTAAATCTTTATCATCAGGAGATACAACTATCACATTATAGTTGTATTTAGTATTCTGATTTAAAGCTGCTGCTATCGCTTTATCTAATGTCTTCTCTTTAAAGGATGTTATAATTAATGATACTGTTTGTTCTTCCATATATTTTTTATGCCGAAGCATGGTCTCTTTTTATATTCTTAAATCCACCAACTATCCCTATTAGTCTATTCTGCTCAGCTACTCTTTTATTATTTATATTTCTTATTTGTATTGCTGTTTTGCCAACATCTTTAAGCGATATCTTGCCTTCTTTCCCTTGTCGTAACCCCGATTCTAACAACCATATTTCCCCATTGATTTTATAAAGTTCTCTTAAACTCTTAAATACTTCTTCAATATTTTCTATTGGAGTTTTTAATAGAAGCTCTTCTGTTAATTTAATGAATTCAGGATAAGATTCTTCACCTATCTTTTGTACTTTATGTAACTGGATACTTAACTTATCTACAAATTCCCCTATAGTCATTTCCATATTATTAAATAATATCCTCCTTCTTTCTTTTTATACAGAATATATTCCCTTCGTCTAACCTTTCAATCCTATATTTATTTTCAAGTAACACCTGTTCTATATCTTTGAAATCTCTTCGGTCTTCTGGAGCTTCTATCACCATCTTGCCACAGTTTTGCAATAGCTCTTTACCACCAATCAATCCACCAAGCTCAGCACCTTCTATATCCATCTTCATAAAATCTACATCTTCTATTACTTCTTTATCTAGAGTTGTAGCTTTAACTATAACTTCCTTACCCAAATGCTTTGTTTCTTCAAGTATGCTACTAGAGGCTTTATCTTTTTCATTAACATAGAATTTAATTTCTCCCTCTTTATCTGATATCGCCTTATTAATAAGAACAACATTATTACAATTATTTTCTTTAACATTCTTCGCAAGTATATCAAAACATTCTTTACCGGGCTCAAAAGCATATACCTTACCATTGGGTCCGACTTCTTTAGACATTAATACAGTATAGTATCCTATATTAGCTCCGGCATCTACAACTATATCACCTTCATTAACTAATTCCTTTATCACTCTAGTTTCTACTGGCTCATATTCTTTAGAGATTAAAAGACTGTCAGATAAAAGATCTCCACCCTTATGTAGATACAACTTAAATCCTTCTACATTAACATAGTCTGGTTTATTAGGAATGAACATTTTTTCATATACAAATTTTCCTATCTTTGTATTACTTAATCCTCTTCCTTTGAACGGTTTTAATATTCCATTAACTGTTGTGAATAATACTTTTTTCATTTTATTTTTTTATAGAACTCAATTGTTTTTTTGATTCCATCATTAAGTTTTACTTTAGGAGTATACCCTAATTTCTTAATCTTAGATATATCAACATGCACTTTCTGCGGTTGTTCTGCCTCTGCTGTTTTTAGTATAACTTTACTTTTACTATTAGTTTCTTTTATTATAATTTCAGCTAATTTCTTAAGATTAAATTCTTCATTACCAGATATGTTATATTCTTTATTCATACCATTTTTTAATGTTAGCATAACACCATCTATAAAGTCATTAATATAAGTAAAGTCCAATGTTTTTTTACCATTCCCATAGATAACTAAGTCATTATCCTTTAGTGCATTCTTAATCCAGATATCTATTAGCCTATGTGTTTTATCATCGAATGGCCCATAAACTGTACTCGGACGAATTATAATATATTCTATACCATAACATGAATAATATGTCCTACATAATTCTTCTAAGTATTTCTTTGATGCTGTGTATGGGTTTACTTCTTTATTAAGAATTCTTGAACTTGAAAAGGCTACTACTTTTTTAATATTATTCTTACGACAAAATTCCATTACCTCATGTATAGCTGCAACGTTTTCAAAACACCATTCTGGATTAGAAATACTTTTATTTATTTTACATCTTGCGGCTAAATGAAACATGATATCAGCATTACACTTTTTCCCTTCTAGGTCATAAGTAATATCTTTACCGTCTCTCAAATCCATTTTCAATACACACTTATTTCCTTCGTCTTCTAGTCGCTTTTTTAGAGATGACCCGATAAGTCCAAGATGTCCTGTAATTATAAACCTCATAATGATACTCTATATACACTACCCTTTATAAGTCTTCCGATACTACTACAGAGTAGTGGTATTATATTTGTTACCTTTAACCACAACCATTCTGGTAAACATACTTGGCCATATTTTAGATAACTTAGTGAGCATCCCGTTAAATATTCTTGGTGCTCTATATGAATTCCATCCATAGTATACCTTTTCTATCTTCACATAATTACTAAAGAATTTTTTAATATCTTTAACTCTAGGTAAATGGATATGAAGATGGTTATTTACTATTTGAAATGGTTCTTTCATTTTATCCTTTATCCCAAGAATATATTGAAACCTTAACCAAAAATTATATTCATTTGGCATTGACAAGAATATTGACGCATCATCTTTAGCTATTCTTAATATCTCATCCATGGTCCTCTGAGGGCTCTGTAAATGTTCTAGTGTCTCTAAGCACAAGACTATATCAAATAGTTTGTCTTTAATTGGGATATGTCCTTTGCCATCACTACCCTTATCTAAATCTAGAACTATATTATGTTTAACATCAGCTGTACAATCTATTGAGAAGTATGTTATATTACCTGGCAAGAATTTTCTTATATCTTTTATCCCAGCTCCTATATCTAACAGTTTATAATTTCTATCAGAAGGGAGTTTGTTTATTTCACTTACTGGTAGTATATATTGTGTTGGCATATCCTTAACGGATATCAACCCTACTGGCTCTCTTGTCTTATCCATTTTTAATTTTGTTTATTATCTCCGAGGAAGATTTATTATTACTTGGGGGAATTATGCACAACCTATCTCTCACCAATTCACGGATAGACTCATCTATAGCATCAATATCTTTATAACCCTTACTCTTAACATATATATCTGGATTTATTTTATTAATTAATTTTATAGGAGTATCTTCATCAAAAATTATAACTTCATCTACAAATCTTAACTTCTCTAGTATTGTTTTTCTATCCTCTTGGCTGAACTGAGGTTTTCGTTTTATTCTTTCCATTGAGGTATCACTATTTAAGCCAACTATAAGATATCCCATCTCCCCAGCTTTTTCAAGGTATTCTATATGTCCAGCATGTAAAATATCAAAGCAACCATTTGTAAGTACTATCTTTTTGTTTCCCTTTATAGATGTACGCTTAGTAGAGACCACCTCTCCAGCAATACTGTTAGCAAACTTCATAGCTTTATCTAATTCCCAGCCCTTGGATATAGCAAAAGCCATTGATGCGATAACAGCATCTCCAGCGCCACTAACATTATAAACTTCTTTAGCTACAGTTGGTAGCTTAGTATATTTACCTTTAGTGAATAAACTTATACCATCATCTCCCATTGTTATCATAACATTACATTCATATTTATTAACTAGATAATCACCAGTGTATTCTAAGCTATTATTTTTAGAAATTTCTATAGCTTCTTTAAGGTTTGGTGTCATTAGAAAGCAGCCTTTATAATTAATCCCGCTACTTGGTTTCGGGTCAACTATAATTTTAAAGTTTAGTGCTCTATTCAGCTCCACAATTTTATCAAATAATTCTTGTGAGATACAACCTTTAGCATAATCTGATATTATAATAATAGAAGGTTCGACTTCTTTAATTTTTAAGATTATCTCAGATATTTCTTTATCAGAAACATTTACTTTATCTTCCCAGTCTACTCTTAGCATCTGTGGGTATCCATATCTCTTCTTAAGAGTTGTTATGCTAGATTCAAATAGCTTTATATTGATTCCTCTGTCTTTTGCCATTCTGTTAAAATCTTTCCCAGCTTCATCTTTCCCAGTATATCCAATTAAATACGCTTCTGCACCAAGACTAATTAAGTTGTTAGCTACATTAGCTGCTCCTCCTAGAGATAAAGTTTCTTCTTCAGCTTCTAATATAAGAGTTGGGGCCTCTGGGTTTATTCTATTAACAGATCCTCCTATATATGAGTCCACCATAACATCACCTATAACTAAAATTTTTTCTTTCATTTTTTTCTTCTTAATATCATCTTTAACCATCTTGGTAATTTTGATTGTAATTTAATTAGTGATAATTTCATTTTATTGGTATTTCTTAGGTGATTAATAATAGTAGGGTAATTAGATTTTTTATTGTTAGGTGTATCTTTATATTTATAAGGGTACTGCAACCATTCTCCTTTTTGTCTAAATTTTAGTGGCTTAATGTAATTGCCACCTTGAGATGGGTCTCGGTAGAGTGGAATATTATATTTAGTAGCCAGATTAGTTAAAACAGATTGGTCATGACGATGTTCCTTGTATTCGGCATACTCTTCATATTCTCCAGGACTACTTGTGGTGTCATCTATAACTCCAGGCATACAACAATAGTATAACCACTCCTTAACGAACTTTCTAGTTTCTTCATTATTAACATATATCTGGAACCCAGCAGACACCTGTGGTGCATCTAAATATTTTTTAGAGTCACAATTCATCTTAGATAAACATCTTCTTTTATTCCATTTAATATTAGGTTCGTTATTAGTAAAAAGAAGTATCTTTTCTTTAAGGGCTAGAGTGAGCAATGGCATTGGTTTCTCAACAAATACAGCACCTGAATCAGAGTATATTAATATATCACCATCATTTAATTCTTTCATAGCTTTATATATAAAGAAAGGTTTCCATAACCAATATCCAGCACCACGTGGCTGGTCTAATATTCCTTTGTATTTATTATAGAACTTTGTTCTTTTTAAATCTGAATCAGTATATGATATTATATTTTTTATACCATAAGCTTTGCCAGATTTGTTAAGTCTTTTCTGGTTGTTAATAAATTTACCATTAGCATAACTCATTAGATAAACATCTCTAGGTTTGGCTGTCTTTGTAGTTGCTACCATTTTGAATAGCCCCTTCTTCTTCTTCCATTCTCAAGTAATACTAAAATTAAAGATAGTTTTATTACAGCAGGATATCTATCTGTTGGCATTACCCCCCAGTCTATAAACATATGGAATGCGACTCCAGCTAGAACGAATAACATAAATGGATAAAACTGAGAAAGGAGAGCTATTATAAATATCGTTTCATAGTTATGAAAAATAAATACAGGCAGAGGTATAGTAGAATTTTTTAAGCTTACATCTCTTCTAAAATATGAAAACATTTCTATTATATTGCATCTTTTGAATATATTAATATAATTTATAGCATGGTCTATATCTATTAATATAGAAGCAAGTATAATTATACAAATTGGGATGAATCCTATTCCTAAAATCCATAATACAACAGCCAATGCAACTCCACATACTAAATGTTCTCTAGGCATCATTTTTTAATCTTAGCTATAACCAATAAGCTTCCTTTTATTTTTTTATCTCTACTTTTATTTATCCCTGATTTTAATCTACTCTTGAATGTTTTATCTAAAGTAGCAGCATCAAATCTTTTAATAGATACTATATCAAGACCTTCACGTTCAAATAATGTTTTTATAGTTGACGGGGAGAACCAGTTAGTGTGCTCTCCATTAACTATAGGATCATCATTAAAATTAATAACACAATTTACTAATCTTGGAGTATAGAATGTATTAGGAGTAGTGATTATAATTAACCCATTATCATTCAAATGTTTTTTAGATTGCTGTAGAAACAATCCTGGGTTACTAAGGTGTTCTATCAATTCTCCCGCGAATATAATATCAAACTTCTTATCTAATTCAAATGTTTCTGCGTTAGCTACAATAATATTATAGCCTTCTTTGCTAAGGGTATTTACACTATCTTCTAAGATATCTATTCCTAAGACATTGCAGTTTTTCTTTAGAAATTCATGTACCCAGAATGGATTGATATCTTTGGCACTTAGTGTATGTTCTATGCAACCAATATCAAGAACATCTTTTCCTTTTATTAATGGATATATTTCTTTGAATAGTTCGCTTTTAGTCATATTTATTTTTTCCTTATTGTCTTCTTTTTAGTTTTCTTTACTACTTTCTTCTTTACTACTTTCTTCTTTACTACCTTCTTTACGACTTTCTTCTTTACTATCTTCTTTATTATCTTTTTCTTTACAGGCTTTTTATTCCTTTCTTTATAATCTACCTTTACTTCTACCTCTGTTTTGTCCATTGTCCAACTAAAGCATTCACTACATACATCTATAACTTTCTTAGGAGAAATACTTATTTGAAAATGACGTTTTATCATAGCTCCACATCTTTTACAATATAACTGTTCTTTAATCTTTCTTTTAATCTTCACCATAAAATTTACCTCCTTTCTCTCCATAAACATATCCGCAAATATCTTGCTCTGTTATATTATTACTCTCCTTGTAGACGTTCCAGGGGCCCCACTGCTCCATTGTAACCATGACTAGTAGTTGGTTCTCATATTCTAGATTATCAATCTTTTTATTTAAAGCTTCTTTATTTACCTTAAATATCCAAGCAGAAGGTTGTCCATTGGAAGCTGAATTGAAGTTAGCATAACCAGTAAAGATACCTTCCTTCATAGCCTTGTCCATATATTCTGTTGTTGGTGTCCATACCTGCTGTCCTATTGTCCATACAAAATAATCTATTCCACTATCTCTCATTGCTATCTCATAATCATATTCACACGTTGGTATTAGCCCATATGGAACATCTTCTAGGAATAGATGTGTAAGATTCCTAGGCTCAAATGCTGCAACCTTTATATCATAATCTGTAATAAAATTATCTCGTTGTGTGTAATATTCATACCATACATAAGAGGGGAACATTATTAGTTCATCTTCCTGTACATTATCTTGTAGCCATAGTGATGTTGGTTTTAAATAATCATAAGTACCAGCTTTACTATCTATCATTCTATCTGTTCTCTGATAAACTATTATTAAACTAGATAAAATCATTACTCCTATAACTATTACTGATATTGCCTGAGCCATATTCTTTTTATTAGGCTTTATCTTATCTATAGTATTTAGAATTATATTATATAGATAATGATAACCATAGGCTGCTATTACAAATATTGCAGGGGCTATACCCATCGCCCACCTTGGGGTAGCATAATGCCAGAAAAATATCCAGAAGTAAGCAGATATGGCTATCCAAAGAAATAATACAAGAATAGGTTTAAGCTTATTAACTGCAGCAACATCTTTTTTATTGATATCTTTTTTAAGTATTTTGTCCATACATAAGAACATAGTAAAGAAACAAGATAGACCTATAATAAATAATGGTAATAATGATTTAATTAATGCAGTTCCTGTGCCTAATAAATATGGTCCATAGTTAAGCCAATCGAATATTGCATATAAAAAACTAAAATTAAGAGCTCCATGTGCAGCTTCTATTGCAGCTGTCCCCGAAATAGGACTAGTGATATAATGTATCATCGCAGGCCACACATTTCCGAATACTGATAAGTTTATCAGCCCGAATATTATTAATATCACAGAGGCAGCCCCTGCAGCAATCCATGCATGTTTATTTTTTAATAAGCTAAACCTTTCAGTTAGAAGTAAGTATATAGCTATAACTATCAATGAGATACATGCTGAGTATCTTGTAAGGAATGCAAAAACACCCAATATAATAGGTATAAATAATAGATGAGGTTTTTTATTATTAACATAGAAACATATGAATAGGGCTATTGTTAATAGCTCTAAGCAGTTGGCTAGCATATCTGCCATTATTCTAGCCTCATAGAATAAGTGATGTGAGAAGACTGTTACTATAGCCATAGTAATTAATCCTACCTTTTTATTAAAGATTTCTTTCCCTAAAATGTATGCCCCTATCATTACTCCTATAGAAGGAATAAATACCAGGAAAAATCTAATGAAGTTCTCCCCTCCGCCAAGCTTGAATATAAAACTTTCAAGTAGTGGGAATAATGGAGCCTTAGCGGCTTCAAAAGCTGCAGGTGACATTCCAGCTAGAATTTGTCCAGCTTGTAACCATCCTATTTCATCCCACCAGATGCCAGTCCCATTAATGAATAGATACTTTAATCTTATAGCTATTCCTAGTGCCAAAATTATTAAGAACGCTATTGAGTATGGATTCTTTATCCATTCAATAAGCCTATCTTTTTTAGTTGATTCCATATTAATTTATGAAAGTGTTTTTTACTCTTTTGGATTCAATAAAGTATAACATCCATATAAAAGAACCCAATACAGAAGTATATTCCTCAGTAAATATAAATATCAAAAGAGGCACAGCATAAGAAAAAATACCTAGTGTTCTAGCTATTCTTCTTTTCTGAAAAATAAAATATAAGGTTGTACCCCATAATATAATTATTAATATACTTATAATATTTAACTCTATAATTAATAAACTTATAATATTAAAAAACAATCCTATAATTGGAAGTATTAACCACCCACCAATACCACTATACCGCTTCTCACACTTCTTCTCATGCTCTAATATGTCAAGACTATTACCAGTTATATGGCAATATTCACATTCTGCTTCATCTTTCTTTTTTATCTTTTTATTAACCATACTATCTATCTATAGAGTCATCCTTTATAAACTTTCCGATACTACTCTATGGTAGTAGCGCTATCAGAACGGAACCAGCTTATTAACTTAAAGATTACAAACAACAGAGCAATTATACCTAAGGCCCAATAAACTTTTGTCCATGGGCTACTCTCATCAATTGTTTCTTTTATAGTTTCTTTTATATCACAGGTATTACACACCTTAGGCTCTGCGGTTATGTTCCTATCTACAAAGACTTCTTTAACTATTGTGATATTATCTGCATAAAGATATTTTGTTCTTGACCATCCGCCACTAGAAGTACTGGGTACTACAACTGCAGTTCCAAAGGCTCCCCATATAGAGAAGTGATTTGTCTTTGCCCAGACATAGTTATTAGTAGTATCTACTCCACCCTCTAGCCCATCATATTTTTCCCATGCTTGACTAGTCTCGTTGAAGTAATATAATCTCATTGTTGATTCTACTATCCCAGCATCACTAACTTCTTGGTCTGTATAGAATACTTTAATTGTAGTTGAATTTTGAATATCATCTGACTTTATATCTAGAAAAATTCCTAAGGCTGGGATTGAAAACCCGCTCTTAGGGTTAGCACTTGTCTTTATAACCTCTACTGTCCCATTTGTATCTGATTCTATAATTAGTTCTACATCTAAATCATTGTATGTTATCGAATTGTTGTCTGTAGTATAACCTATAGTTTCAGATTGTGATGTCATAGCATATATAGATATGCTATAATTATCTGGCTGATAATTCGCTTGTGATGTTATTACAAAATTAATATCTTTACATCCTTCAAATATTATTGGATTCTCTGAAAAGCTAAAATTGATTCCACTCATATCATAACTATTTCCAGATATATCATAAGATAAAAATATTTCTCTTTCTCCTAATTCATTACATACTTCTATATTATATGAATTGCTCTCTCCAGAATAAGAACTCCAATCTGTATTATCTATATTAAGTTCTATCCCTGCTGAAGCTAAACTGATTAGGATTAATCCTAGTGTTATTGTTATTATATGTTTTCTCATTTTGTTTTGTTCTCTCCTATTGTCCTTCCCTTTTGCCAAAAATAAAAGCAAAAAAATTAAATTGTGTTTGTGTTTATACTAATGGAATTATTGACGCTTCAATAGTATAAGTTCCAGTAGCATCTGTTGCTAATGTCATTGTTATGCTAGCATCCCAATCTTCTCCTACTTCAAAAGTTCTTACTCCTGTAGTAATAGTTACTTCACCAGGGATAGAAGAGTCAATAGATTCCACAAATCCTTCTTCAACTGTTAAATCTAAATCTCCGCTAGAGAAAGTAAGTGCTTCATTAACATATTCGTGGATATTCCCTGTCAACGCTTCAAAATCATTAATACTTACATGAGCTTCACTAATTACTATTTGAAGTAATCCTTGGATTTCTACATCTGCTTCATTTGAGAGATGGGCTTGAATGGTTCTAGTTTCTCCCCCTTGGAAATCAGTTAAATCATCATCGAATCCAGTAATTAAAATTGGATGTTCTGCAGTAAAGTCTGCCTCAACAGTATTGGAGAAATAACCAGTTAATCCAGCACTAACTAATCCAATAGCCAATAAAGCTACAAAACTATACATATATTTTTTATTCATTTTTTTTAAACCTCCTTTCAATATTAATAATATTTAAAGGTGCATCATCTTTGATGATTTTCCTTCTCAATACTCTAATTTTCATTTTTTATATACTTCCATTGTCCTCTTATTTATTAAGTCCCAATCAAAATCCTTAGCTTTAGTTTCATTATTAATTGAAAACTGATGTCTAAGTCTTTCGTTATCTAGAATAAAGTTAGTTCGCTTTATAAAGCTATTGGTATCACTATGAGGTAGTAAAAACCCATTAACCTTATCCTTCAATTCATAAGATACACCATTTACCGAACTTCCAATTACAGGCAATCCACTAGCATATGCTTCGAAAATTGTAAGGGGCAAACCTTCACGACGAGAAGGAAGAAGGTATATATCTGATGCCTGATACATTTCTATTATATCTTGTCTATTCCTATTTGGAGGTAGTAATCTGAAATTATTTTTTACTCTTGGATATAAGCTATCTATCTTATTAGTAACATCTTCAAGCTCCCCTTCATCCGGACCACACATTACAAAAGTTGCATTATTCCTTTCCTTTAATACCTTATCAGCAATTTCGATAAACATCTGTGGATTCTTTGTATAGTTTAACCTACCAAAGAATAGAACTATTTTATGATGCTCTGGTATATTATGTTTCTCTTTAAACATATTCGGCTCAATCTTATTAAAGAATGATTTATCCATTCCATTGGGAATAGTGTGTATTCTCTCAGGCTTAACACCTTCTGCTTTTAAGAACTTATGCTCCCATGGAGTAATCGCTATAACTGCATCCGCATATTTAAGCACAGGAAAAAACTTATAGCTTATAAAGTTAGCTATAGTTCCAGGTAAGCTACGTTTAGATTCCCATGGACAATGTGTTGTGATTATAAACTTACATCCGCTATCGCAACGTTCCTCTAACTTCTTAGCTGCCTTCTTAGCTAAATATGTATGAAGGTGCCCAGTGACATGAGCGTGTATAACATCTGGTTTTAGCTCTAGAAGTTTACTATAAACCCCTGGCCATATAGTGGAGAATGAACTTACCTTTAGATAGTGCTTGCAACGGTGTACATTGACACCATCAATTACTTCATCCATAACTTCTATTCGGTTGTTTTTATCCCAGTCAGATGTAAATACATGAACTTCATTGCCTTCTGTGAATTGAGCGTTAGCGTTGGAATTATCTTTAGATATTTGCCTCTTAGCTAACTCCTCAACAACCTGCTTAACTCCTCCGATAGCTGGAGTGTAGTATGGACATACATGTGCTATTATCATTGTTCACTTCTCCTTTCGGTATCGACGGATGGGCGATTTCGTCCCATCCTCTCATATTCAGTAGTTTCATTAGCGATATGAAATAGGTCAATTAATAGAAATGGTATAAATAGTATAGTAAAAAATACCATATCAAGTATGCCTAATTTCTCTCTTCTCATATTCCTTCTTTTATCCATATTCTTATTCTCCTTAGTATTTTCTTGTGAATCCATTCTCCTTTCTGTGGTAGCTTAGATAAGACTTTAGCTACAGCTTCTTTGTCACTAGTTCCAGGGATAACAACCTTAGCTTTGCACCCACCTATCCACCATGCTATCTCAGTAAATGTGCTTAGGAATGTTCCTATTATTATAGGACATTCAGATAGTAATAAGATATCAACAAAGGCTTCTTTTATAGCGTTAGGACAAGTTCTACCTCTAAAACGTTTAGGAAAATATATAATAGCATTACTCCCAAATATTGATCGAAACTTTTCTTCTGTTTCTTCATCTTCAGTACATAATAAAAACTTATAGTTAGGGTTCACTTCTAATAAGTTCTTCATCCTTTCTATGAAGTCACTCTCTTGTGATACATAATATCGACCATCTTGTAATCCTTTAAAATCTCCTTTCCTTATATGAACTCCTATAACCTCACACCTATTAAAGCTATCTATATACTTGTTACGAAATGCCCATGCTGCATCTATGATATCTTCCTTCGGATATATATCTGCAAAACATTCTAGAATTTCATCTATCTTAGCTTGTGGTAATTTATGATACATAAAATCTATATCAGAATCGTTATCAATCTTCCATGATTTATTTATATATGCATCACCATACTTAGCGTCAACCTCAACTCCATAAAGTTCACTTCTGCCTATTTCTTTAAATATAGTTTCTTTCTCGAATAGCTCATCAAAGCTACATCCACATTCATTATTTATTGGCCAATAAACCTGTGGTTTATAATCTTTAGAACTTCCTATTATTGATACCATACATTTAATTCTATTGCCTAATCCTGCTGAACATGCAGCTACGAATGCTTTTGGTTTATTTACCATGCTTTCCCCTGAGTAAGTCTATCTCTTAAATATTCTCCAACTCGATCTATATCTGGGGCTTCATCTATCATTTTTAATATATCTTCACTAGTATATAATTCTTCTTCTGTCATCTTATATATGTAGGTATCTTTTTATTTTTGTTCCTATCCTCTCTTTTTCTTTGAAAATTATTTAAGTCAGTTAGTACCATAGAGATTACCCATATAATTCCAAATCTCCAATCTACAACTGATAATGCAATTCCTGCTATAACCCATATCAATGAATATATTTTACTTAGTTTCATTTTTCCACAAACAACCTATTAATTTTACCTGTTTTTGTATTTATTAAATCTATAAATTCTCTTCTCTTAATTATTTCTGTAACTCCATATTCCCCTGCCTCATATCCACCATTATAATCATAAATTATTCCATGCGTCATTACAAGAACAACTCCTACAAAAACTATCATTATACCATAAAAATTATCTTGGTTGCATGAGGTTAGGGCCATAATTAATATAAATCCAATAAACATTATTATGAATCCAATTACTATCCCATTACCAAGATGTTTTAAGAATCTTCTTTTATCCTTTGATACTACTTCCTCACACACTTGCCTTTCTATTCCCCTCTTGTATTCTATCTCATTCATTTTCTACCTTAGTCGCTTCAAATTTTAGTTCTCTATCTCTAGCTATTACTCCAGCAAACCTAGTAGCCCAGTCATAAGTTCTTAACCCTAACTTACGAAATAATAAAAGTTTCTTATAAGCAAATGTATGAATTATTTTACTACTAACCGGTTTAAATCCTGCCTTAACTAAAAGGTTAGTCATAAGCTGTGGTGTCCATGTCCACAAATGCTGATTTACATCAGGACGAAAGACGTTGTTCTTATCTTTTATCTTTTTACATCTATCTAGTGGGGTAATAAGTATAAGCCTACCATCTTTTCGTAGCTTAGAACGCATTACACGCAGTGTTTCCAATGGATTATCTACATGTTCTAGCACATGAGCAGAGAATACTATATCGAAGGTGTTATCAGGGATTCTAGTGATGTCTGTTGTAGATAATACTCCCTTCTCTCGGCTAAACTTAACTGCAAATTCAGATATATCATATCCAACCTTCTTCTTTGTATCTAATGCTGATAGGTTCTGTCCAAGCCCTGCACCAAATTCTAATATCTTTTTATTCTCTATACCATCTATATTGTTAAAATATCTTAGTTTGGCAATTTCAGACCTAACTTTATAATACTTTGAATTTGTATATAAGTGTTGGTGTCTATTCTTATGATAATCAGACCCGTATCCAGTTGGGATATCTTTGTTATTTACTTTAATTTTATTCATTGTAATTCCTTATACTCAAATTTAATTATTTTATGACATGCCTGGCAGATATATCTTTTTTGAATAACTTCATATACATCTCCAATTCTCATATAAATATTAGTAAGCTCCCCATTACATGATGGGCAATGCATCTGGCTTATCCTTTAGTATTTTATTTAATAGAACAGTATGCTCCTTAACTGTATGTTTTGGTATATCGCTTTTGTATTTACAGAACATGAAACTACTTGCCTGCCTATCTAATTTAATAGAACTGATGTCTTTTGCTTTAACTAAATATGCTATTGATACCATATGTTTATTCCCTTTCTTTTTATAATTATTTAAGAACTCCATCTCTCCAACACCCTTAATAATCTCAACATCTAAATTCAATTCTTCTTTAGCTACTCTTCTAACTGCCTCTTTTATTGATTCTTTAAGATGAACTGTCCCACCTGCAAAATGCCAACTCCCATTCATGGGTTCTATAGCTCTTTTAGTAATAATTATTCCATCCTTAGTTTTAACCAATACCTCTACACAGAACCTTGGAACTCTTTCATATATCTTAATAAATTCTTTTTCTGGTATATATTTTTTATTTTTATTATTCATCCTTAATTAATTCATTGTTTAAATCGTCTATTATTTGCTGGGCACTGATTTGTTTAAGAAGTTTTTTGTTCTCTCCGAACAATCCTTCCATTAACATAGGGTTCTTTTCAGTCATATACTTTTGTTCTTCTTGTAATATATTAAACTTAACATCTAACCATCCTACAAATACAAAAGCTACAAATGCTGCTATAGCTAATATCCATAGTCCTAATCCTGGGAAATAAGGTGCGAGTACTCCTGCTCCAACTAAGCTTAAAGCTGGGAGTTGAAGAAATATATATCCCCTACCTAAAGTAAATTTGAATACAGCTACTCTTCTTTTCCATTTATCACCTATTGATATTTGTTCAGTCATTTTAATATTTATATCCATGAATTTTAGTTAATATTTTTTTGAATCTAGGACCCCAAAAAGATTGAGCTTTACCAGACTTTTCAACAATCATATGATGTCGACTACAAAGTGATATACAGTTTTCGTTTGTAGTGTTCATTTTATTGCCATCTATATGATGCACACAATGTGAACGATTAAATTCATCCTGATGACGATGACATAAAGCACAAAGATAAGAATCTCTTCTTCTAATATATTTTCTAAAAGTATTATTCCAGTTTAAAGAATATGGCGCAAAAGATTTACCATCTACCCAAAGGCTACAATTTTCTCCAGAGTTTCCTAAATGTGAACATCTAGTAGAACAGTATTTATTATTTCTTGACAAATGTGTTTCAAATTTAATCCCGCATTGGATACATTTCTTTTTTATTTTTGTTTTCCTAGATCCATCTGAGCACTCTTTGGAGCAATACTTCCCACCACCTCTTATAATATGAGATGGCCAAATTTCAAATTCGGTTCCACACTGAATACATTTCTTTTTGATTCTTATAGTCTGAGCTTTAGATGAGCAAGACCTAGAACAATATTTGCCACCACCTCTTTTAATTTTTGAAGGCTGGACTTTGAATTCAATCCCACAGTTTAAACAACTCCTATTTACCTTTACTTGAGGTTTAGTTATATTCTTTATTAAACGATTGGAGAAATTGTCTGCACATATCTTAGAACAATATTTTTTATTTTTTGCTAAACGGCTTTCAAATTCAATCCTACAATTAGGGCATATCTTTTTTATAATTACAATTCTTGCTTTAGATGAGCAAGACCTAGAACAATATTTGCCTCTACCTCTTTTTATATCTGAAGGGTAAACCTCAAATTCAACTTCACATTGTGGGCATTTCTTTTTTATTTTTGTGGTTTTAGCTTTAGCTAAGCATTTTACAGAGCAATATTTTCCATGACCTCTTTTTACATTTGATGGCCTAACCTCAAATTCTATATTACATTGCAAACATTTTTTCTTCATTCTAGACTCCTTTTCGAAGAAAAGGTTGAATCGCTTTGAAAAGCGATACTCCTCTTATTATTTATATGACAACATTTACTACATATAGGAAACGTCCCATACTCTTTAAGCTTCTTACGGAAGTCGATATACTTTTCTCCATTCCATATCTTCTTTAATTTTTCTTCTTTTATGTTACCAACAATATGGTTAATCATTGATAAATTGACGCATGGGAAAACCTCACCATAAGGGGAGATAACAGTCCTTGACCACCGGCATGTACAATTAGGAACTTCATTCCATGTTGGGTCATAATAGTTTTTAATAGCATCTTTAGACGGAAAGATTATATCCAATCCATAATCATCACCTTTATTAATCATTTTACATGCCTCTCTCTGATTGTTTAAGATGTCTAGATTAATATTCTTCACTTCATCTTTAAGATTCCCTAAACCCCCATGACCATCTCCTGCCGACATATTAAATATCTTTTTTGTATCGTTAGTTAAGTTGTCGCTGTTATGTGTTATCAATCCAACTCCCCAATCCTTGATACCAGTCTTGTTTATTACCCTTAATGTCTGGGCTAGTTTCTTTTGATTAATGGCTGATACATAAGTTGAAATTGACATCCCAGGAACAGTTTTTCCACTAGTCTCCATGTCTTTTAGTATCTTTATTCCTGCAATAATTCTATCGAATGTTCCAGGTACACTCCTTACTTCGTCATGAATAGGTCTCGGACCGTCAAGGGAGAATGTTATATGATTAATACCAGCATCAACTATCTTGTTAGCTATAGTTTCATTAATAAGAGTACCATTAGTTACAAAGTTTACTATCATTCCATTGCTTTTAGCATACTTAGAAATCTCAAATATATGTGGATAGAGTAATGGCTCTCCTCCATGAATGGTGAATACCTTAACTTTCATCAGCGAGCACTGGTCAATTAAATCTTTTATTTGAGGGAGCGTAAGCTCCTCAGTGGAACGTTGTTCTATTAACTTACATGTCTTATCTTTCTCTACCTCGTTATAATAGAAACACATTTTACATCTCAAGTTGCATCTATATGATACTAGTAACGTTACAGATAATGGGCTGAATGCTTTTCCATTTCCGAAATGATATGGTATCCAGTTATACATTGCCTCTAGCTTGTTTGCGAACAATTGATTCTTAGATAGCTTACTTATTATGTTATTCATTTTAAAATACCAACTTCTTTTAAAGTATTAGTCTGAATAGTCAAGGCAGCCTGAGTCATTGATAGTGCAAAGAGACCAGAAGCTAATCCAGATATTACATTTGGTCTTGGCTCTTCAAGTGCCTTAAGTATCTTCTGCTTCATTGTTAGATGCTTCATCGTCAGATGTTTAATTGTCAGATGTTTAATTGTTAATTTTTTCTTCATTTTTTATTTTTTCCTCTCCATCACAACACTCCATAGCGTCGAGATAATTAAAGTGCATCTCCCCGCACTTTTTACATTGCTTAGTTTTCATTTTGTTATGATCCCACCAGGATTTGAACCTAGGATTTCTCCGTGTAAGGGAGATGTTTTAACCGGGCTAGACTATGGGATCTTGTTATCATATTAATTTATTTTAATATTTCCAACTTTCCCTAAATTAGGGAATTGCTTCATTGCTTCATCAAGTAAATTCTTTAAATCTAATTTTACTTCTTGATTATTCTGAGCTTTATTCTTTGGCTCTTCAGTTTTACATTCTGCTTTTTCTTCTTCTACCTCGTTATATCCATTGCAGCAATTAGCTGCTTCAGCTATAGCTTGATTCCAAAGTTTATTTTCTATAGATTCTACATGTTCATAAAGTAATCCTTTTATTTCAGATTGAATACCTTTTGCAGTCTGAGATATTATTTTCATATCATTACCTTTATATACATCTTCTACTTTGTTCTGCATCGTCTTCTTTATTAATTCTCCAGTTTCTGAATTGAATACAACAAATATAACTTTTTTGAAATTATCTTGATATACTTTGCTTACTATTTGAAACTTATTTTTATTTTCCATTTTTATTTCTTTTCCTCCTTTTCACTACTTGGTAATATAATATCTATTATATAAAATAATAATAACATCCATCCAAATGTCGCTCCAATCAAAATAAACATTTCACCATCTCTGGCATCAAACATTACTATGCCCCAAATTGCTACAAATACTACAGCAAATATAATTCTAATAATATCAAAAACTTTTTTTCTATCCATTTTTATTTCCTATGACTCATCGATTTAATTAAAGGAATTTTTCTAATCTTTTTAAACTTGCTCTCAAGAAACACTTCATCATTTCTACATGTCTGACATATAGGTAAGTCTCTAGATATTGCTTTACTTTTTCTAAATTCTTGGTATTTATCATTATTCCATATATCTTTAAATGACTCTCTAAATACATTTCCAAAACATATTTGTTTATCATAAAAATAACAACAAGGAACTACATCACCTTCCCATGTAACATAGCAGTTATGCCAAGGAGTATAACATACATGTTTTGATGTAGTATATTTTAATTCTCCTTTTTCATAATCTTCAATATATTGATATAGAGGTTGGATGTTAAGGTCAGCTATAATTGCAGTAGATTTCCTGATTTCACTAAGAGCACAATCAAGTTCTATTATCATATCTTTTAATAAATAATCTTCAAGCTCTTTTATATCATACTCAACAATAGGAGTAGGATTTATTTCATCTACTCCAAGGTCATCAATCATTTTAATAGTATTAACTAAATCTTTAACATTGTCCCTCTGAACAACAACAGCTATATCTATTCTAAGTTTGGAGTCTATTCTATTCCGAAGTTTTACAAGCCCAGATACATTCTTCTTCACTGTTTCAAGGTTTCCACCTACACGTATATCTCCATAAATCTTTTGAGTTGAGCCATCAATGGAAATAGATATCTCGTCAGCACCAGATAGCAATAAGTCTTCAGCTACATCAGCTGTCATAAGCATAGCATTTGTATCTAACTTAACAAAAGAGCCATTATCTTTCCCATACTTAATCATCTTAAATAAATCTTTGTTTAAAAAACTGTCAGTATATCCAGTAAGATTTAAATAAGGCGGTTTAACCTGGTCATACACCTTTTTAAAATTTTCGAAAGTTATAAATCCTCTTGGTCTATCCATGTGTCTTAATGCGCACATTTTACAGTTAAGATTACACCCAACACCGTTCTCGATGGCTAATCTCAATGGGTAGGAATAGGCTCTAGGAGCACTCCTAAAGCAAGAAAATACTGCAGCCATAGTTCTTAGTGGCGCTCTTAAAAAAATATCTTTTGGTACCATGGTAACTTTTTTATTCCTAAGACAAAGGTGCTGTTAGGCATTCTGCTGCAATAAGATTAATCTCTAAACTCCCATTATTTATTGGGATAGGCTTGCAGGTAATTGCTTCATTGAATATACTTAAAGCTAATGATGATGTGAATGTTCTAAACAACTCTACTTCTTTTTCGGCTACTCTTTCTTGATGTTTCCCATAGCCTACATATCCAACTGCTACAAGTATTATCAATATTAAAAATATTGGTAATATAAATCTTGTCTTGCTCTTTTTAATATCAGGTGTGTGTGTATTTACTTCCATTTTATTTTTTATTTCCTCCATTTTGTTTTCTATTTTACTCATAGTATCCGTAGGAACTTCTACCTCATCCATAGCCCTCGGGATCTCTTCTATGCTTTCTTCTCTTTCCTCTATATTGTTTTCTGGTTCTTCCATGTTCTTATTTGGTGTATTTTGTTTGTAAGGCTACGTGCCTATAATTATAAAAAATAAAAATAAAATAATAATATTTTAGCTATATCTAAGCTACAGGTGTAACTGGTACTTCTGCTGGTGTAGATACTGGTGCTTCAGGTGTAACTGCTTCAGCTACTGCTGGTGCTTCAACTGCAGGTGTAACTGCAGATTCTGCTTCAGCCATCATCTTGTCCCGGTGCTCATAGTCGATATAAACGTCGTATAGCTTTGGTGCATTGTGTCCGCCTTTTGCTTCGCCCTTTCCAAGATATATAATCTTGATTAGGTCGCTAGACTTAACTGCGTTCATCTTTGGATCTAGAACTGCAGAGCCCCAAATAGCCATAGGCTTTCCTTCAACTTCCATACTATAAAGCATAGAGTTATTTGTACCGACATCTTTCTCAGCTCTTACAAAAATACCTTCAACAGACTCATTGTCCGCTACTGGTTTCCAAGTATTAACTTCAACTTTTTCGAATGCCATTTTTATTGCCCTCCTTTGGTTTATTTAGATCATTAATTTTTACTTTCATATTATCTTCCTTAATTATAACTTTCTGTTTACTAAACATTCCGAACAACAGCATAGCAACTCCAAATCCTAATGCTATCCACTTAATATCATTCGCCATACTCTTCAGTATTAAGTATGCAACAAGCCCCGTGAATGAATAAATTAAATATGTTGTTCTCATCTTATATACTCTCTATAGCCCCCATCCTTTATAAACTTTTCGGTACTACTACAAAGTAGTATTTCCAGGTTTCCTTCGGAAACCTTATATTACTTTTAAGTAGTAACTTAATTAAAGTCCACGCTCAAGAATACTAGCGATAGCATCTTCCGAGGAACGTTGTGCATATCTAGAAGTTGTAGCTAAATTTGCATGACCAAGTAGCCTCTGTACATCATTAACAGGAATTTTATTCTTTAATAAATATTGGCAATAGGTATGACGAAGACAATGAAAATGATATTTATATCTAGATCTCCCAGCATCATCTGTATATATAATATTATTAATACCAGCTCTTTTAGATGCATTTAAGAATGCTTTAGAAATTGCTCTCTCTTTAATCATTATTGGAAAATACTTTAGGTGCTTAACCTTTAAATGTTTTGGACTATTAACTACTCTATCTTTAAGTCCCTTTGCTTGTCTTATAAATATTTTATGCTCTTTTAAATTTATATCTTCTAATTTCAAATTGACTATCTCTGATACCCTAAGTCCACTCTCTGCCGCAAGTATAAAACAAATATAATGAATAGGCTTCTTAATTGCATTCAATAACTTTATAAATTCATCATCAGATAAAGCAGTATATATTCTGCTCTGCTTCTTCTTCTTAGCAACTTGAGATTCTAGCTCAACAAGCCTTTTACCGAATTCCTCAGGTGTCATTAGCCCTTCTTCATAGGCTTTCTTTAATTCTTTTCTATTCATCAATCTGCCCTCTTAGAGAATATTAAATACAATAAAGGTAATATCCCTAAAGTATTAAATATTAACATAACCCAGAACCAAATCATTGATTCTTTTCTAGCTGCTTTGTAAAGAGCTAATCCTTTTATAATAAGAATTACCCCTAGCGTCATTAAAACACTAATTGTATTATCCGCTATCCAATTGCTAATTATTATTGTATCTATCATCTTATATTATGTTATTCAGCCTTTATAAACCTTTCGGTTTTGATAATTTACATTGCTTCCTCTCTTCCTCTTGTTCTTCAAGCAATTGATACATTGCTGTAAAGAACCCATCAGTATGGTACTTGTATCTCTCAATTAAAGATAGTATCCTATGTTCTCCTTTTGTAATAGTTATACCATTTGATATATTCCAGAGCTCCCTACATTTCTCTGCATCCTCAATACTTTTAATATTGTTTCTTGATATAATATCTCTGAACGGGTCTTTATGATGAACCTGAAGATTCTTTAACTTTTCATTATCTCTAAGTAATACAGCTTGTCTCCAAGCTTTATATTTCTTACAACTTCTTATTTTTAAGCATAATTTGTTTAATTCTTTTTTATCACTCAGTAAGGCTTGGCTCTTTCGCGTATTCTTCATAACTATTAATAACCATATCAAACTTTCTTGTGATATCACCTTTGCATTCACACCCATAAGGGCAAGTCATTTCATTCCCAGCTTTGTCTTGTGTATTTATATACCACTTACGACCACAACCTATGCATTGATATTGCTCTAATACTATTGGTATTTTTTTCATTTTAATTTTTCCTTGTTTTGTAAATTCCACTGATTTATCTCTTCAGGATTATAGCTTTTATTAAAATATAATAAAAACTTCTCATATTTTCTATTTAAATAAATATTACAGTTAGGAAAATAAATATATTTTAAAAATCTCTTAGATTCATCTTTATTAAATCTTATCCTATATATACTTCCATTCTTATATAGTTTATTATTCTCTATAATGTTAATACTTCCCAAATAATTCAATATATCCTTTATTAAATATTCTCTACCAGTCAATTCACAAAAACCCCATCTATTCTCTTTCAAAAAACCTATGCATCCATCTGCATCAAATAAACCTCTAAGAAAAAATCTTATATATTCTTCTGGGATCATTCCTATAATATTTTTCTCTCTATCTTCCTTATTCACTGTAATCTCATATTTTTCAAATGAATCTCTAAGAGTATTATTTCTTATTCTAACTTCACAATAATTATTACCATCTACCTCAAAAATTCTTATTGGTCTTTTTTTATTTCCAAGAAAAATACATAGCTTTTCTAAATGTAAAATATCTACTATACCCAAAGCTAATTGCAGTCTATTTTTATTAATATATCCATCTCCATAAATAAATCCTAACCAATAATACTTTTCTTCACAATCTTTATCAAAGATATTTTCGTTAATATTATACTTTTCATCTAATCCTTTCTTCATTTTGATTCTACTACGAACATTTTACGATCTTCAAATTCTGCAACCTTACCATCATTCCATGTGTCAGTACTTCTCATATATCCCACGACACGACTCCACACAGTACAAGGAGTCCTTCCTTTATTATTTTTTTCCTCTTTCATATGATCCCTCTTCTTCTCTCACCCTAAGTTTCCTATATGGAAACCCTTTATTACGTTTAGCTTTATCTTTTCTTTTATTACGTTCTTCAGATTGTGCATCCATTTTAAAATAGGTGTACTATCTAATAATACATTCTACTTTATAAACCTTTCGGTATCACTTTTAAGTAGTAACTTAAAAGTATGCCATATCTACTCTATTAAAAAAATAAAAAATAAAAAATATAAGGTTTATTTAGTCAAACCCTGAACTTTAGAAATTAAGTCTGAAGGTACAAGTATCATAGTAGAGTTCTGCTCAGAACCAATCTCCTGCCATGTTTGTAGTTGTCTAAGAATCATCGCTTTGTCACTTAGAAGGTCAGCTGCTTCTCTTAATTTCTTACTGGCTTCAAACTCACCAGAAGCTTTTATAATCCTTGCTTTCTTTTCTCTCGAAGCCTCAGCCTCCTTAGCCATAGCTCTCTTCATATTATCCGGAAGAACTACATCTTTAATTTCAACATTTGTAATCTCTACTCCAAAAGTATTAGTTGGTTCTTGTATAGCCAGCTTTACTTCTTCACCTATCTCCTCCTTCTTCCCAAGTAAATCACTAAGCTCTTTCTTACCTACAATACCTCTAAGCGCAGTCTGTCCAAATTTATATGATGCTGCCTCAAAATTTCTAACATCTACTATAGCCTTACGAGTATCTATTACTTTAAAATAAATTACTGCATCTAAATTAATTGTAACACTATCTTTAGTTATACATTCCTGTGGTTCTACATCTAAAGTTCTAATTCTTCTATCTACTTTTTTCATGGTTTGTATTATTGGAAAAATCCATCTGAATCCTGGCTTCTTCGTGACTTGATATTTACCTAGAAAAAAAGTAACTCCTTCTTCCCATTCATTAACAACTCTTATACCTCCTATTAGTACAACTGCTGCTAAACTACCTATTATTAATGGAATCATTTTTATATCTTTTACCTCCTTTCAATTTTGAAAGGCCTATGACATCGTCATATCCTTTACTATCTTTATCAACTTTAATTGTATCTATTATCTCTTGGGCATCCATTTTTCTAACTCCACTCCAAACTTCTTTGACATTGTGATATACTTCTTCCAATGCCAAATAACCTAAGACAATGAATACTATAATAGAATAATATAACCAATTAGGATTTTCTGCTCCAATATTATATATACTATATACTGACATTCCCATAGCTCCTATTGAAGCATTTAAATCTTCTTGAAAAGTAGATTCATATGGATAAACAGTTTGTACAGCTCCTAACAAGATTAAAATAAAAACCATCATTGGAATTATAAACCTTATCCAAATTATATAAGATGAACTATAAATACATTCCCTTATCTTTTCTCTAATGTCTGATACATTCTTTAATTTGTCTACATAAGATGTCATACTCTATCTATAGGGTACTAATAGTTTATAAACCTTCCGGTGTTACTACGGAGTAGTATCATGGCATACTAAGCAGTAGTAGTTCTAATTATATTTTTATAACTAGATAAAAATCCAAATCTCCATCCTTGAGTATCAATATTATATGTTTCACCCTGTTCTAAATATGCATATAAATTCGAACTATCAAATCTCCATTTAAGAATACTATCTGTTATTTGAAAAACCTGGCCATCTTCAGAACTTATTAAATACTTTGCATCATCTCCGCTATACTTCACCCACTTCTCTTTTATTGTTATAGTTTCGTGTCCACTTGAAAATGCATATATAACATTGTATGATAAAGATCCAATTACTAAAAATGCCATAACGGCAAATATAATCCATCCGAAACTTCCTTTTTTATTATTCATTTTTTAAACCTCCTTCAAATTTATTTGCCTTTTCATTTTGTTCCTCATCATGAGTTTTCCATAACATCCAAAATGCTCTCCACATTTTCATTGTCCATTTTCTATATTTATCATTAAATTCACATGGACTAAAGTCAAAGTCAAACTCTTCTCTATGATCATCATATAATTGAAATGGTGCGTAAGTTGTGGCGATATCTTCCAATATTTCTAAATCGTATTCCGATACTTCAAGTGTCAACAAATACCTTTTCGGACTTATTTTTTCTGATTTTATGTATTTCATTTAATGTCTATTATATATTTTCTGAGATTGCTTAACGTAATCCCAATTTCCATTCCAATATTTATTTACTAATTCTTCTATTATTTCAAATGGCATTTTGTTCTCAAATAGGTTATGATAGTTTCTATGATCTTCCTTTTCTATCTCTGCAATATTTTCTAAAGAACGTTTTCCCCCTCTTGATTTAGGGATTATGTGATGTCTACTTACTTTTCTTGAATATCTTTTCTTCATTAGATTAAGAAGTAATAATAAATACTTCTTTGTTTAATTCTCTGGCATATCTTATAGTGTTCTTTGTCCCGCTATGTCCCAGCTTCATATCAAACGCAATTAATATATCACACTCTTCTGCTATCTTTTTATTTCTATTGAAATATCTTTCTGGAGATGGTTCATTCATGTTTGGTAAAAACTCTTCAAAAACATAACCAGCCCCAATGGCATAATGTTTAGCAAAATAATCTACTCCATCAGCACCGCCACTAATTATTTCAACTTCAAAATTAAATGTATCATCTCGTTCTATACTTATTATTTCTCTGATTTTATCTATAACAAAATCTTGTTTCCATCCTGTTCTGTTTCCTACTATTCCGAATTTCATGTTTTAATTAAAGCTAAAGCTCTCCTTGCTACATTTAGTACAAACAAAATATTTCTTTATTGGCAAAGCACATCCATGCTCTTCCCATTGATGAATGCATTCAGATTTAGCTTTTAATTTCTTAACTTCATCACTTAAGATTTTAATCAACTTCACCATTTCCATCTGTTCGTTTTCAATTAGTTTTATTCTTTCTTCCATTTTTAAGGCTTAGATGAATCCCCCTTATCCTCATCTAAAGTTAAAAAATATATTATAATTATAATTATAATTGATAACAATATTGATATTTGTACTTCTTTAAGATGAATGGCTAGACCTAGTCCAAACCCACAGAATACGAATATGAATGATAATATTATCTTAGCTACTTCCATTATTCCCATTCTAAGGCGTAGGCGAATCCTCCTTTACCTTCTGCTCTATTTCATAGTCTATTAACTTCTTTGATATTTTACTCATTTTCATCTCAAGTTCAACAAACCTATGATAACTGTGTTTCATTTCTTCCCTAACTTCTTGGATTAGGTTCATTACATCAGTATTTATATCATCAATTTCCATCGTAGTTTAATCAAAAGGGGTACTCGGAAATGAATTTAGTTTTTCTTTTATAATTCTGTCCCACTTCATTTCTTCTGTCTCAAGTCTTATTTTTAGTATTGCTGTATTTTCTACCATTGTTAATTATTAAAAAAATTATAAACCTAAATATGGTTTACGATTCTCCACCGATTTAATTTCATATTTTGGGACTTGTATAGGATAAGTAAATTCATCAGTTTTATCTTGTTTCCCTAAATCTTTTAATGTTTGTTTTAAAAGTTCTTTTATCCATTTTACAGCATCCTTTCTATCTAAAAAAACACCTGCGCACTCTTCATCTCTTGTAGCAACCCATGTTATTATTTTTATTTCTTTTACCATTACAACATCTTAGGTTT